CTTTCATCTCCCAGTTAGGACCGATTTCGATGTAAGGTTTTAAATTACCTGTTTTTGTTTCGTATCCGATACGAGCTTCGACTTCTGTCTTCTCGAAGTCTGAGTTCTCACCCTTGGCTGCTACCTTGGTGGAAACGTAAGGTCCTGCGACTACTGGTGCTGATACACCAAGAGCGAGCAGGCCAACTGCTAATGCTTTCATGAGTTTTTCTAGAATAAACCTCACTATATTATACAAGTTATGTGATCCTTAATACATTATTAAACTTCTTTTAATTTGCATTTCCTGACATAAAAAAGACCCCTACTAGTAGGGGTCTGTAAGTTCCGAATGAAGACATCGCACGAAAGATGTCATCATTATTTAGTGGGAATAGAGAAAGCGTACTTCTGCGTAGATGACTGCCAGAAATAGCACACTGGCAAGCATGATCTCTGTAGTTACTAGCATGTTACTTGTCTCCTTTTGCTACTTTTATTCCACGGTACACTAGAGGTGTATCGTTCTTCTGTTGTGTGTTCTGATTAGGACGATTCTTTGTATCGTACTGAACTCCACGGTATGTGACGTTAGCCATTTGGGTTTCTCCTGTTGGAATGAGGTTGATTAGACCGTTCCTTCAGTCGTCTTTTGCGTCCGATGGAAAACATATGGGGTCAGTGTGTGCAACTATAACTCTTGTTAGTTCTAATCTCTCAGATCTATTAGGGTTGTTGATGACACTTTCTAATAGTTCAGCAGCATGACCACAATCAAGTGGTGCTCCTATTGCTATTAGACTGAGTAGTATGTTGTACATAGGATGAACGAATCCGTTCCGAGTCGGCTTACTTGCGTCCAATAGACCAAGCTTTACATTCACTATCCGAAACCTTGCTCTTAAAGTAATCTATGAGATACTCATGAGAGTCAGAGTTAAGATTCCCATCGCTGAGTATCTCAATCCTGTTTCGGTTCCACTCATCACATGACATTTCCCAGTGGGAAGGGTGATGATCAGAGAGGAGCATCGCTAGTAAGTAAAGTCCTTGCATTGGATGAACGTATGGATATGTTAGCATATCAATACTATTTATGCAACAAACTAGTTACATTTGTTACCTCTTCGAGGTCTTAGAGGTCTGGTTTTCCGTAAGTCCCTCTTGAGGGAACGTAAAAAACTCAAGTGGTCCTTGATACCAGTTCTCTGGTCTTTGATTGAGAGGATCACTCTGTCGTTGTGGTCTCTTCCTTTTTGCCATTTCATTAAATGCTCTAAAAAATTAGAGCTCGAATCCTGTGAATGTATCTTCGGTGACATCTTGTTTGATTCCTCCAACTACGTAGGACTCAATCTCAGTTTCCTGAGGTGCATTCTGCTGACCCTTACTGTTTAACCAGTGGTTAGTCCATGGTAGTGGGTTGTTTCTTGCTGCTATCTCATACTCTGGGTCTAAACCAATCGCTTTCATTCTACGGTTAGCTATCCACTCAACGTATTGACACAGTAGCCTTTCATTCAGACCTATCATGCTGCCTTGAGCGAACAGGTACTTAGCCCAGTCCTTCTCTTCTGCAACTGTCTGTCTAAACATAGTTCTAACATTCTCTTGCTCTTCCTTAGCAATCTCTATCATGTCTGGATCATCACCTTGCTGCCACTTCTTAATTATCTTTTGAGTAAGTGCAAGATGCTGACTTTCGTCTCGTGCGATGAGAGCGATAATCTTAGCGGATCCTTCCATAAGTTTGAGTTCACCAAACGCAAATGAGCAAGCGAATGAGACATAAAATCTGATGCCCTCAAGAATGTTAACATTAACTACTGCCTTGTAAAGTTTTCTTTTGATGTCACGAAGAGTCCAAGTTGATGTGGGAGAATCCTTCCATGAAGGTTTCCACATGTTACCTACTGCGTATTCCTGTGCACAATCGATGAAGTCATCGTATGCTTTGGTAACTGATTGAGCTCTTTGGATAATTTTATCGTCCTCAAGTACAGTGTCTAGGACTTCACTTGGATCTGGATAAACATTTTTGATGATGTGAGTGTAGGATCTTGAGTGAATACCCTCCATGAATTCCCATACACTCATTGCTCCTTCCAACTCAGGTAGACTACAGTATGGTTTAAATGCCATGCCTGGTCCTCTACCTTGCACTGAGTCAAGAAGGATCTGATATTTTAAATTACTTGTATAGATGTGTCTCTGCTGATCATTAAGTGTCTTGTAGTCAGAACGATCCTTCTGTAAGGATACTTCCTCTGGTCTCCAAAAGAATCCCAATTGTGATTGAGTTAGTCTATCAAAATCTGGATACTTAAAATCCACATACTGTTGCATCCCTAAGGGTTGCCCGAAGAACATAGGTTGCTTCTTGGTGTCTACTTTAGTAGAGTTAAAAACTGTTGTCCCCATTACTTACCTGTTAAAAATCCCCATAATACTTTTAATAATGATTTAGTGGCACTGCCCTGTACCTCATCGAACATATACATGTTAAGTCTGAACGCATAGTTTGCTTCAGTGATTAGAGCATTTTCTTCTTGTGTATTAAACTCCATAGAGTCTAACACAGATTTGTAATTTGTCTTCCATTCCTTTGCATCATCAATACAAGGGAACTCGTAGAACATTAACCCCTCACCTAGAGGAGGTTTTAATGCTTTCTCTGCTATCTTTCTTAGTATCTGACCACCAGATAAGTCACCTATGTAACGTGTGTAGTGGTGTGCTACTAAAAGATAGGGTTCATCATGTGCTACTTGTTTGATTCGCCAACAGTAGGTATCACATGCAGAGGATGGTTCTATCACATCCTTCCAGTTGGGACCATAATAATATAAGAGATCTCTTTCTAGAAATGGTACACGGTTTAATTCTCTAGACCATTGCTTTAGTTCTCCAACGATAGGATCCTTGGAACTTTTGACCTCTCTTTCCATAGTGTCATAGACAAAATAGAAGTTTGCTAATAACTTACGATACTCCTCAGGATCTAAGACCCCTCGGAGAAACGATGATACAAACTTGGTATTCTCTGCTGCAGAATGGGACTTGGATGTCCCCTCCTTCAGTTTTTTACTAAACATTACATGCCTCGCATTCTTCTTCACTTCCACTCAGTATATCTTCTACTAAGTTGTTTAATCTAACGGACTGATCCTGTATATGTACAGGTTCATCAACATCTTTCTTGCTATCATATGTGTTCTGATAGTAAGAAGTTTTCCAACCGTACTTATATGTAGTTAAAAGATCATTTGCCATTACCGAAACAGGAACCTCAGAATTTTCATAATTCTCTGGGTTGTACGACCAGTTTCCAGAAATCGCTTGATCAAAGAACTTCTGCATAACAGCAACAATATTAATATAACCAGTATTGCTAGGCATATCCCACAATAGCGTGTAATTATTCCTAAGTGTTCCATAGGACGGAACTATCTGTTTGAGTGGACCTTTCTTAGACTTTTTAATGGACAGATAATCCCTTGGGGGTTCGATTCCGTTGGTTGCATTAGACACAATGGAACTGCTCTCCGATGGCATTTGTGCGGACAGTGTACTGTGTCGGAGACCGTTCTCCATGATAGATGTTCTAAGAGATTCCCAATCATGCTTCAGATTATTCTGAACTATAGTGTCTACTGTTTTCTTGTAGGTATCTATAGGTAGTATTCCATCTGAGTATTTAGTTCCAGAGAACCCATCACATGCACCTTTCTCTATTGCTATCTGGTTAGATGCCTGTAAGAGATAGAACTGGAAGGACTCAGTAAGGTCATGAACTAACTGCCATGCAGCAGGGTCATCATACTTAACGTTGTTCTTAGCAAGGTAATGTGCTAGACCTATGTACCCTACACCTAATGATCTACGTGCTAGTGTGCTACGTTCAGCAGCAAGAACTGGATAGTTCTGATAGTCAATTAGTTCTTCTAGTCCTCTGACTGCTAGGTCACATAGTTCTTCCATCTGTGATGGGTTATTGATCTTACCTACATTGATAGCAGATAGAATACACAATGCTATCTCCCCACCTGCATCATCAATATGATTGATAGGATCTGTAGGTAGAGTGATCTCCTGACATAGGTTACTCATCCTTACCATATCTTTAAAGGATGAATGCTCATTGCAGTGGTCTATGTTCATGATGTATAAACGACCTGTCTCTGATCTCTCCTTAAGGATGGCAAGGATTAATTCTTTTGCACTGACTCTTGTGGAGGGGATGGATTCATCCAATTCATACTGGCAGTATAAACTATCAAACTTATCGGTCCCAAAACTCTCATAAAGAGCAGGAACATCATGAGGGGAAAATAACGTGATTTCTTTATTTTGGATAAATCTTTCATAGAATAGTTTGCTGAACTGAATACTGTAGTCTAACTTTCTTACCCTGTTGTCTTCCGTCCCTTTGTTGTTTTTGAGGACGATGATGTCTTCGATTTCTTGGTGCCAAATAGGGAAGTGGACAGTGGCCGACCCACCTCTGATACCGTTTTGAGTACAGCATCTAACAGTTGACTCGAACTTTTTAAGGAAGGGGACAACACCTGTGTGTTGTACTTCCCCACCTCTGATTTTACTGTTGATGCCCCTGATTCTACCTGCGTTAATACCGATACCAGCCCTCTGTGCGACATATTTGCCAATAGCCATATCACTGCTAAAGATACTATCGAGGGTGTCATCAATATCAACCAGAACACAAGATGCAAATTGACGAATAGGGGTTCTGACCCCTGCCATGACTGGCGTTGGGATGTTGATTCTGTGTCTACTGATTGCTTCGTAGTAGCGTCTGACATAATCTAATCTCGTTTCTATAGGATATTTTTGGAAGAGTGTGGCAGCAATCATGATGTACATCTGCTGCGGGGTCTCATAGACCTGTGATGTACTGCGATCTTGTACTAGATATTTATCTGCGACCTGCCTAAGACCTGCATATGTAAACATATAATCTCTATCATAATCAATATATCCATTAAGTTCTTGCCATTCGCTTTCAGAATATACTTTAAGGAGACTAGGGTCGTATACACCCTGAGTAATACAGTTCTCAACATGGTCTTTTAGTACTGGAGGATTGTCTGGGTGCCCCTTGTAGACTTGCTTACGCAGTCCAAACAATAATAGTCTTGCTGCAACGTATTGATAGTTAGGGGTGTCTAAAGAGATCAAGTCATTAGCAGACTTGATAAGAATCTCTTGGATGTCAGATGTTTCTATCTGATCATAGAACTGGATGTTTGAGTTCATTTCTACCTGTGACTCTGATACTCCTGCGAGATCATTACAGGCATACTCAACCATAGTATGAATCTTGTCGAGATTTAGAGGCTCGACCACCCCATTACGCTTTACTACGCTGATGTTCATACCTTTTTCCAATTAGTTAATTTTAATTTTGCTTCCAACCCATGATATACATGTTCAGATATTATAGCAGATGGGTCAAGTCCTGCCAATACCATGTCATTAATGTCTTTACATTTGACAACTGATGGCCATATCACCATCTTGTTTCCCTGTTGGATAGAGTTCTCCATCCTTGCGACGATCTGTTTGTTTCTTGGTTCGTTGTCATAGACGTACACAAGGTCATAGTCATAAGAACTAAGGTCAACATCGGCACCGCACATAGCGATAGCATTATCCAAGAAGAGGGAGTCCAAGGGTCCTTCGGTAACATAAACTGTCTCATCAGTGTTTACTTTGTCGAGTCCAAAGACTTTCTCATGCTCATCGAAGAGCACTGTGATGTATCGTAACGTTGTATACTTTGCCATAGATCTACCCTGAATGCCATACCAACTACCATCTGTGCGAGTGAGTGGGATAATAATTCTAGGTTGATCATTTTGTAGCGAGTCAAACGTTTTCTTCTTGGTGTTAACCCATGTTTTAAACTTATCAGCATAGAAGATTCGAGACAGTTGTGTCTCAGGAATGAGTCTATCTAACAGATATTTTTTAGCAGGGTGTGAATTATTTAGATCAGCGATACTTTCCAGATCGATGATGTTTTTAAAGACTGGTTTGGAATCTGGAACTGTAAAATTTTCTACAGTTGTACCCTTACCAGTAGAGTTCTGACGATACTTTTCTAGATGATATTCACTGTACAGATCAGGTGCAAACTCCTTCAGAAAGTTACCAGTAGTCTTCCCCACACCACAGTTATGGCATTTATATACCATACGTCCTTTGACATGAAAAAAATACCCCCGTGCCTTGTTCTTATTCTTCTGGGAGTCTCCACAGAAGGGGCAACGGAAGTTGTATAGTTGATTTTTTACTTTCTTAAACTTATCTAACCTAATAGACAACCTACTTATGTAGAGGTCATCGACTGTACTCATTTAGATCTTAGAACTCTGAGGATATACTAGCAGGAGTTGTGGCACCTGTCAAGGCTGGTGCGATGATCCTCTGACCGATAGGACTAACGATGAAAGAGATAATAGACAGAGCACCAAAAATACTCCACATCTTTTTCTCCATGGTACGTAGTCGATCGTCAACCTTACGTATGTCACGCTCGCAACCTTTCTTGATTGCATCTGTTTCTCTATTGACATCTGCTGATAGCCTATCTATTTTCTCAAATAATACTTCGTCTATCTTGTCTTGCTTATCCAACTTCTCATTATGAACAGCAAGAAGTTGTCCCATCTTTACAGAATTTTCCTGTAGGGATTCTACGACTCGTTCGAGCCTCTCGATGATGGCAGTATTAATGTCCGACATGCTAGTATTTATACTTACTGATTTTGGAGTGCCTTCCTTCTCAAATCATAGTAAAACTTGATCACTTCATTTGGGTACAGACGTTTCACTTGTATCTTCTTGTGGTTCTCTGGTCTGTAAATCTTTCGTAACTGTATTTTAACATCGGCTTCTGACTTACCATACAGTACATATTCTTGTGCGTAATCATAGCATATCTTAAAGGGGAGATATTTTCCATCTGCTTTCTCTGCATCAGGCTTGAGGTGACCTAGCACCAATGCCTCTTTCACTTGCTTCTTAAATTTCCTCTTACGTAGACGAGGTTTCTTCTCACTATTAGAACCTAACAAAGAATCAAACCCTGCAACAGGACCTGCAGCATTAGCACTACCGCTAAAACCTCCTGTACCTGCACTCATTGTTGGTCCTTCTTCGTTCACAACTTTCTTAACTGTGTGTAAATTTCTTCATCAAGATCCACTTCCTCTAGAACACCACCGTTGTTCTCTGGATACCTACTCAAATATATCAAGAAGGTTTTCACTGCAGGATAGTACTCAGGCTCAAGTTTGTACATTAATAAAGGGAGTGTACCCTCGCCAAAGACGTTGTATAGTACGATTAAATGATTTAGAATTAAATTAGTACGCAATACACCTGTCTTGAGGTAACGTTTAAGTAGTCTCTTCAGATACTTAAACTTCTTCATGTCTTCCATGAAGTCATCCACAGTCACCGACTGTGGATTCTCATAGTACTTGATTGCGAACATCAAATGATTCTTCTCATCTAGATGATCAAATCTCATTTACATAATGATGGTTCAGTTTTATTTAGCTACCGAATGTAAGTGTAGCAGCACCGTTAGTGTACTTCTGTTCAGCACCTTTGCTTGTGTTTAGTACGCAACGATACTTGTAACCGTTAAGTGTTGTACCTGCAAGTCCACTGTAAGCAAGTGTTGCTGTAGTGAAGTCTGCATATGTGATACCAGTATCTGTGTTAGCAGCGATATCTACCCAACGAGTAGTAGCACTTGCTGTCTGTCTCTGCCACTTAAAGGACTTAGTACCTGACTGATCAACAGTGAATGCTGCAACGAATGTTCCTGCACCACTAGATGAAGTAGAGTTAGCAGGTTGTGTACCCACTGTAATTGTTTCTAATACATCTGCTGCGACTGTATCGTCAGCGTCGTCACCAGAAGTACCTGCAGCAACTTTTAGAGGAACGAGGCACTCAGCTTTATGTCTGGTGTCTCCATTGTGTGTCTGGTATGTTCTGTACTGCCACCAACCTGGACCCGAAATACCACGAGTCTTGTTGGATGCAATACCATCTTCAGTCGTGTCTACAAATATTAGTTCGTAGGAGTTAGAGTCGCCACCAAGGATGACAAACTCAGCAACTGCCTTAGGAGGAGTTCTCTTAATAACAGATGCAGCAGCTACAGTTGCTGTTGATCCTGCATATACTTTATGCAATTCGATAGCAGTGGTACTTGTAACTTGCTTAACAATATAGTTAACACTTGATATGCTCAAGACATCTCCTACAACGACACTATCAGCAGCGTTCTTAGTAACAGTTGCGTCACCATTAGTGACGGAAATAGTATTACTAAATGCTGCAGCGTCAATCTTTCCTACGACAGACATTGTAAATCCTCTAAAAGTTTGGTATTTCTATTATTTATTTATAATCTAACGTGTCTCTATTGCTGTTTTGACTGCTTCTAATAGCTTGTCGTCAGCAGTAGTCTTAGTTAGTTTGACTGCTTTAGTCATGATAACAAGGCAGATATCGATTAGTTTCTCTCCTAATTCTGCGTCATCTGGAATCTTGTCAACAGCATCTGAAATAATCTTAGATGCGAAAGGTAGTAAAAATCCTAGCATGGTCTCAACTCAATATATTATATACTATATAGCCAGTCTAATCAGCAGTGAACTTGCGGTTCTTCATGTAACCCCACTTACCCTTGTGTAATGCTCTTACACCTTTAGGATTCTTGACACCAGACTTTGCTTTGCCTTCAGCATCTTTCTTCATGAAGTCCTTGTACCTTTTCTTACCGTACTTACTCTTATAAAGAGTCTCCTTCTTGTCTTTCTTTTCCTGAGCGTATCTCTTTAAGGTCGCTGCCTTCTCCGAGTTGTCCCACTCTAATAGGTTAGCCACGTGCTTCTTTCTTTTTCTTATCGTACTCTGCAGTAGCAGCAAGCATCTTAGACTTCATGTTAGACTTAGACTTGCTAGTGTTACTGTGAGATGTTGATCCGACAGATGCAGGTAGAGCAGCACCAGTAACAGCCACCTCATCTATTGGTTCTTCAGATACTAACTGTTTGTTTCTTAGTTCAGCAGCGATTTCTTCCTTCATCTTCTGCTTCCTCTTGATCATAGAGGTACGTACTTTACGTCTGAAGTTTAGATACTTGTCACTCTTATCGACATCACCATCGTTATCGATATCTGAGTCTTCTTTACCGACTGGATCTAACTTTTTCTTTTCGTTTAATTCTGATTCTGACATGAGATCCTCCTTCTTAGGATTGATTGTGATACCCTTTTTAGTTTTAGTAGAACCTTGGGTTAGGTTTTGTGTATTCTTATCACCCTCGTCATTCTTGTTGACTGGTGTGGTTTTAGTATTAGTAGCACTAGCCATTCCTGACCTCCTCAAGTGCTGCACGCCAATCGTATTTCTCTTCTTTGTATGCCTTCTTCTTTTTCTTAGGCTTACTTGGTGTTGAGCAACCAGTATCAGAGTATTCTTTTAACTCTTCCTCTTTGACATGATCAGCAGCCTTGTACATAGGTTTGCCAGATGTCTTGGATTTCATACCCTTCTTGTAATTCTGCCAAGCGGGTGTGTTACCTTTCTTGTCAGCATTAGTGACGGTCATTGCTTCTTTCATAAGATTATGTAAGTCTTCTATATCTATACTATAGTCAACAGACTCTTTGGGTCCTTGGACACCAATGTCTTCTTGATGTTTAGCAGTTTTCTCACCCTTCTTTCCAACGACTACGTAACGTCCATCTGATTTACGACCTGTAATAACCATAGAGTTACCACCTTGTGATACTACTCTACCAATATTACGATCGTCAGGTGACTTACGTTTGTTCTTGTCAATTGCTTCCTTATCAATCGGGAAACCTGCGTATCCCTCAAAGGCGGGTTGTATTGGAGATTCATCGATGATCTTAATTATAGCATCAACTGTCTCCTGCATGCGTTTTGTAGGAGCAGCTGTGTTATGGTCAACACATTTAGTTATTTTAATCTGCTCTTCCATAGAATAACCTATGAGTTTAGCAGCAATATTTGTTGTGATCATCGGATAAAATTGATTCCGTAATTATTATTTAGGCTGTGCAGCCTTTCTAAAGTCGTTAAACTTAACCCCAAACTTGGTAGTTCCCTGACCTGGAGTCATGTCCTGCACTGCTTTTCTGTACTCATCAGTGCCGATCTTCCATGTATTACCACTACCATCATCAGCAGAATAGTTACTTTGATCTCCCTTTTCTTTCTCTTCTCTTGTCACACCTGCTTTAGATCTTTCTTTCTCAGCAACTGACCTGATAAGCATCTTAAGTATCTTACGCTTAGAGTATGGGTTGTCCTTTTTCCTTGCCATTGCTATCTCATCTAACTCTACAACCTCAGTTACATGATGCAACCATGCTTTAAACTCTTCACCTTCATCATCCTTAAAGACAACATGATTAGTACCACGGTGTACTATAACACCACGTATACCACTGTCATCATGCTCTACTAGAGTACCAACTGAAAAAACTTCATGCTCCATGTAGTGTTCTCTGAACTCATACATGTGTAACTTAGGTGAGTATTCCCATGCTTCACTCTTCGGAGTAGCAGGAGTTTTCTTCTTAAGTTTCTGTGATGGTTTCTTAGGAGGTGTCATACCTGTCTTTACATCTGCCATCATCTTCATAGAGTCTGACTTCTTAAATCCTTTTGGCATTCCTGCATGATAGGAGTCATGGTCATCACCCTGTGCATGCTTTCTCTGTGCTGATGCTGATAGTTTTTCTATTGGATCATCTGAATTTGGATCTCTAGCACCTGCTGACTTGATATTAACAGACTTAAAGTCGTAGTGTACACCGTTATATTTCTGCGTTAACTTCTGAAATTCTTTTACTCTGTCGTCTCCGACTACCATTGTTACATGTTCATGTCCTTCATCATTGAGGTCACGTAGTATGTCAAATATATTTCTATGCTGTTCTGAATTCTGTATCTTATCCTTATGATTCTTAAACATCTTACGCATGTGATCAACCTTCTGATCAGCACTCAAAGGATTCTTCTTATGATCTTGCGTTCTACTAGGATAGATTCTATAGTTACCTGAGTCACCACCATGTGCTTTAACAGCATCCATAAGTTTACCATGACCTGCATGAGGTGGGTTAAACCTACCAAAAGTGATCGCAACATGCTTGTCCTCTGGTTGCTGAGACTTAGGTACAGGTTTCTTCTTAGCAGGTTGTGATACTGTTCCCTGTGCAGGTGTTGTTTCAGTTATGAATTGATTAAAGTGAATCATTTTGACCAGTTCTTTGCCACAGTAAAGTTTGCTTTAGAGAATTCTAATCTATCAACAAGTTTGATAGCCGTACCATTTTTAATTGCTACGTATCCCTCAGGACTTGTAACTCGGTAACCAGATTCGTCTTCTATGAATGTACCAATACCTTTCACTTTCTCTAAGCGTCGGATGATAATTTTCTTCGCAGTTATTAGAGACTGGAAGGCACTCATAGCATTATGTATGGCAGTTTTGTTACTATTTAGATACTTGAGGGACTCTTGTTTCTTTTTCTTCCATTGTTCCTTAGATTTTTCAGTCTTTTTCTTAGCAATCTCCATGTCAAAACGCTGTGATACAAAGACTTCGAACCCTTTATGTAACAGTGCAGCAGTCTTTGGAACCTTACCTGTTCTAATAACTTGGTTAAAGTATACTTTAAACAGTGCAGTATACTCGAAAGGTCTTGTGCCACCTAGCAAATCGAGGAAAGATCTACCCTTAGTCATACCAATCTTAGCATTACGAATGTTTTGTTTTACTTGTACTTTCTCAGTGGTACTGAGTGTTGCTACTCCACCTACATTCTCAAAGTTAGATGATAGTACTGCTACATCCTTAACTCCCTGTAAATGCGATACATCCACACCAAATGCTGCAGACATATTCTCTACACTTTCACCTGTGTAACTCGTATGAAATACTATACCCAACTTGGATGCACCTATCTTCTGACCCAGTTCACTGTATGCATCAACTGCATATGTGATAGTGTTTGGTCTGAATTTATATACTGTATTGCCACCCATCTTTGTAATAGGAGGTGTCTTAGTATATAAGAGATCACCTTGTAGTACACCTTTAAATGGTAGTTTCTTTAGTTGATCATATACTTCATGAAGGATAGTCCCAACAACACTACCTTCGTAATGGTAGTCTATAAGATCATGATCATATCCGATCTTTGGTTGTCCTTTATTAAATACTGATTTAGTTCCTACAAAAAACTGCCCTTGAGGAGTCCTACCACATACAATAGCAGGGGCACCATCCCATTTGACAGTAACCCTTGCACCCTTTCCACCACTGTCTAGCATATCAGAAAGAGACTCAATAAAATTAATAGCATTTAAACCACCCTGATACCCTTGGTTGATCAGGTCATCTTCTAAATGTTCTAGGTGTGTGTTCTTTGCCATGTCTTAATTATACCTCATATCTAATGGTAATGGCGTTCATCTTAACACCACCTTTAGCTTTGCGTCCCTTTTTGCTGATACGAACACCTGCTCTAGCCATAACCTCATTAATTAATTTACCATCTATAGGTTTGACACCAGACTCTGTGAGTACATGAGTAGCAACTTTGTCACCACCACCAAATGTCATCTCACCAGTTAAACATTCTTTAGTTAGTTCATACTTAAATTTAGAATAGACTCCTGATGTGGTAGGGTTCTTTCTAGTTCCTAGAATAGATTGTAATCTAGACTCTAGTCCTAGGTTCTCTCTTGTGCTACTCATAAGTCTGTCTGCCTCTGCAGCAGTAATAGTTCCTGTGTTGTTCTCAAATTTATTAGAGATCTCTTCTAGTACTAACTGAAGATATCCTAAACACATCGCATCGTCTCTAGTTCCATACTTATTTGCTACTAGTTTTAATATACCAGTCAGAATCTTAATTGATTTATCTATACCTGCTGACGTAAGTTGATAATCATTACCATACTTCATACTACATTTATATTTCGTACCACCTTTGCTGAAAATTATATCTGTCTTCCCTTCATTAGCACCACCACCCATCTTCATAAATGATTTATAGAATAATTGTTCTGCAGCAAACCCACCAGGTTTTATCTGATTAATGACTTGCAGACCTGCTTGTGACACAGCAGAAGATTCCCCCATCTTACTGACTTCATCTGCTGCCTTAAGACGAGTTACATTTTGTTCCGATGAGAGTTCAGATGGATCACCAACACGTGATAGTGCATGGTGTAATACTGACCACTCAAACTGCAATCCTTTATTTGCCACGAAAAAAGAGGGTGTTACCCTCTTATTTATAGGGAGACCTAACAACGTCTCCTCTCTTTTTGTATGCAGAGACCTCAGGATCTGGGTCTAACCACTTAGTATATTCCTTGTCCTCCAGACAGCAGTCCAACTGTAGTGAACTGTCTAGTAAGTACATGTCATTGTAACGTTGCGTCCATGTGTTGTACTTCTGTATACGGTAATCTAGTTTACCGTTCTCAAGTCTCTTATCTGTGTGAACAAAACGATAAGGACCTTGATCCATAATTTTAGTCAATTTCATTGCGAAGGTTCTCCATGTGTTCCAACATCTCACTTACGTCACATAGGTTATCAATCTGATGTAATATATCTGCAATGTGTTTACTGATATATGTCTTCTCTGTACGAGCAGAGAAAGATAAAGCATTACGTAGACACTCCTGTGCTTCTCGTAATGATTCTTCTACTTGTCCTGATAGTGCCATGCGTTAATGAGGGTTGTACTTTCTAAGAATATAAGTTGAGTATGCTGTTAGTATAGCAGCACATATGATTGGTGTCAAGATTAAAGGCATTAAATGTCTCCTTGTTTTCTGTTTTCGGACTCCTCAATGGAGAACTCTCCACCAGGATATCTTGCTGCTAGTTTTAATGAGTTGGTATAGAATACTTCATCAAGTCTGATGTCTAATGCTTTTGCTGCACATGCTGCATACCATAGAACGTCACCGAGTTCTTTAATTAGATGCTCTTTGTTAGCATCATTCCATGGTTTACCTTGATACTTCAGTTTCTTAACAATCTCACAGAACTCACCTGCTTCTGCAGTCAAACCCTGTGATGCTGTGTCCAACCTAGCAATGTCACATCCTTGTTCGCTGAGTTGTCTCAATCTATCTATGTACTGAACCTTATCTTTACTAGGTGCAGAGCAAGTCATGTCTTGGAAATGCATGTACTTGTCTAGATCAATCTGGAACTTAGTCTCTTCTTTTTTATTCTTTTCGTTTGCTCTAACCTTCTCTGCTGCTTGCCATGCAGTGAATCCTTTTTGTTTAATAAAGTCTTCTGGTGTCTTAGGAGTTTCATCAGCAATCTTCTTAGCACCATCTGCCATATCATCTTTAGCATCCTGTGCAGAATTGTTCATACTCTCTGCAACTTTCTGAGCGTTGTCTGCCGAGGCAGGATCATAAGGTACGTTTTCTTTTGTCATATCTTAAAGGAATCAAATTTAGTTTTAGTCTTAGCGACTTCTAGTATCTCTTCGTCAGTACCAGAATCAGTAAGTTGTTGCTGTTCACAATCATAGAGCCTCATCTTCGATCTGTCAATACCTATTACAAATCGTTTATGTACTGTAGGATCATTGTATCTATTCTTGAGTTGCTTGACCATTATCTGATTCATCCCCTCAAGATCCTCCGTACTAATAAGAGCAAACATAAGATCAGCAGTGGCGGGTAGACCGAACGACTCACTTGTGTCAGTAAGATCAACATCACTACTACCATAGCCACTACGAGTTGTCTGAGTAGCGGAGACGATAGGTACATTAGCCTCAACTGCAAGACCACGGAGTTCTTCTGCAATCGCTTTAACAAACGTGTAAGAATTGACAATGGAATTTTTGTAACGTGATGATGAACAAATATTTAGATAGTCAATGAAGATAATATCAGGACTAAACCCTTTCTTCATTGCTAACTCATTGATAAGAGATTTAAAGTGACCTACATGTGCAGACGCAGTTGGGTATTCTTTGATAACCAACCTACCTTGAGTCTTCTTATCTATCTTATCCATTTTAGTACGAAACTGTTGCTTTGTAAACAGTGGGTCGTTGAGTTGTTGGATAGGTACATCTAAAAGGTTAGCATCAATTCTCTCTGCAATCTTTTCTTCTGCCATCTCAAGAGTAATATACAGAACGTTCTTACTTTGTAGTAATGTTGCTGCTGCCATATGACACATGAATAAAGACTTACCAACACCTGTACCTGCTAGTGCAATGTTAAGTGTCTTGTTTGGTAAACCACCCTTGGTTATCTTATTAAAGTAATCAAGATCAAATGGTGTCTTGTCTTCTATCTTATGATAAAAATCATATCTCTCATCAGCATCATTTAGATAGTCATGACCAACAGTGTCATCAAAACCAGTACCCAATGCCTCAGACATGATGTGTGGTATAGCATCTTTAGTACGAGTCTTATCTTGACCGTCAGCAATCTTAATACTATCCATTAATGCAAGGTAGATTGCTCTCTCCTTACACCATTTCTCTGTAGTACTTAACAACCAGTCGTGATTGTATTGATCTTTATCTAAACCAGTATCAATGAATCCTTCTATCTCTTTTAGTATCTCTTCACTTATATCTTTACGCTTCTCTATCTCAATCTTAAGTGCCATCGGTTCTGGCAGACCATCAAACTCCTGCACATACTTATGAACCACCTCAAACAATATCTTATGATTGATAGTGTCAAAATATTCCTCTTTAACAAAGGGCAATACCTGTCTACAATAGTTCTCATCTAGGATGAGTTTACTAAGTGCTATCTCTTCGATCTTTTGCATTAAATGTAGTGTAGGTAAGTTCCGACAACATACTTGTCGTTTGATAGTGGTGCTTTACCTGAGTGTGCAAACATCCAAGTAGGAGGGAATACTAACACCTTCCCTTCGCTCGCTTTGATACTGATGTTTACATTAGGGAAGTGTGTTTCTCCACCTTCTGCAACATCATTTAGATAAAAGAACAGAGCAAGAAATCTTCTTGCACTACTGTGGTCACCAACATCAACATGCTCATCAAACCTATCATTAGATTCGTGATTGTAATGCTTGAGTTTGATTTGCTCAAATCCATTCTCTACTGGCCAGTGATCTTTACATCCCACCTGTGTCATGTAGAGTTCGGATGCTGATTTGATCGCAGGGATGAGTAGGTTCTGCATCTTCATCCAGTCTGGATCTTGTTCTGTCTCTGCAACATGTGTGATGTTAAACATACCACATTGAGGACGACCCTTCTGTTCCCATCTTTCTAACTTAGTTTTCTTTGCTAACGCAACTAAATTACGACAGACATTTTGTGGTAAACATCTGTCGTATGTCTTGATGTAGTCGGTAACGTTTCTAAGAACCATAAGAGAACTCCTTCTGTGCACTCTCGTCTAATGCTTGCATAATTTCGGGAGTAAAATACTTCTCTGGATCAGCAAGAATAGATTTAGGATACAAGTTAGACTCACCCATCTTATACCTGTTTCCTATTCTTGTAAACACTCCGTGTTTCTCTCCTAACTCTAGGAGACCATAGTACTTGTCAAGTCCTCTCTCATCATAGAATAGTCTTGCTTCGATTCTACTATTCTCTTTGGTAAACCTAGACTTCTTAGTCTCACATTTGATTAGGTTACCTACAACATCCTTACCATCTTTCTCTTTAGATTTGCTCAAGTATATGATAGAGGATGCAGCATACTTAAGACCAGAACCACCACCCATTTCTTTCATAGGTACATAGGCACCAACAACATCATAGGTATGGTTAGTAACTATCATAGGAACATTTGCTTTACCTAGTTTCAGTGTTAGAACTCTGAAGATAGACTTAACAACTTGTGCTCTAGTCATGTCACGTGTGTCCTTACCCTGCTCAGTATCATCTACCTCTTTAGTGGTGGATAACATACCAAGACTATCAAGAACAAACATCAATGGTTTGCGTTCTTTTTCTGACTGTGCAAGATACTTATCTACAATCTTAATTGCTTGTTGTCTGAACTCCTGTACTGTAGTAACTGGTACAAGATACATTCTATTAGAATCTATATTACGTTTCTCTATCATCTCTTTAGAGATGGCAGACTCAGACTCAAAGTAAATTACACCTGCATCAGGATTTGATTCTAGGAAGTGCTGAACAATACCTAGACAGAAAAATGTTTTACCTGTACTAGATTCACCTGCTAATGCTGTGATCTTATTACTAGGTACTCCACCAAAAATACTACCAGACACAACAGCATTAAAAAGGTATGATCCTGTGTCTATGAAACCGCTAGTGTCACCTGCTGCAACACCGTCTGACACAACACCTGCGTACTCGTTACCGATCTCTTTTGCTATGTCTGTAAAAAATGAATTAGTCATCCAAAAATATGCTCTAATGTAATCTGTTTTTCGGGTGTCCACCCGATAGCATCAAGGATACCCTTGATGGGAGACAAGAAACTCTTGTCAAATTGTACCTCATAATCTACTGATCCGTCAAGTTCGAATTCTGTGGGAAGAGTTTGGAAGAATGAAATGACATTCTCTCCAATGCGATTAGGTTTTCTTAGGTAAAGATATTTGATCTTCTCACCTTCCTGTATGAGAGGAAACTTGTGAGCGATCTTATGTTTCTTTATATAATGATTGTATAGTAAAGAACCACGTACGTGTATTGGACATCCCTTACCATAGATGTCTTTAGTGGAAGTAAACTTCTGTATGTTATTGCAACTACGAGGGAATGATATATCTTCTAGTGGTAACTGCTCAAACTTCTTTCTAAATCCTGAGATATATTTCTGCACCTCATCCTCATCACTATTCATAACGAGATCAAGTGCTTCTTTAATAGCAGTTCTGCATGGCATAGGTGTAGAAGACTTGACTGCTTCGATACCCATCATCTTTAGTTTAGGTTCAGCATACTGCACACCTTCACTGTTCCATACATTGAGGATATATCTTTTCTTGGCAGTCCAGATACCCTTGTTCGCTATGTTCTCTCGCTTCATGATCATCTTCTGATCATAGGCACTTACATAGGTGGCCAACTCCTGATAAGAATTCGATATATACTTCTCAAGTTCCACATCACACACCTTCTCAAGGAACCTAAGTGTGCTATCACTGCTTTTCTCTCTGTTCGAGAATACCTTCTCCACAAGAGGAGCAAGGTGCAAGTAAATGCTATCGGTGTCACTAGCAATAACGTAATCATAATCTTCAGTCTTTAATAGTTTATTGAGATAGGAATTCATCTTGTTTTCTATCCAACGGATAGAAACTTGACCAGATAAAGTAATAGCTTCAGCGTTAGCAAGGTTATAATAACGGAAGTATTGATTCCCGATAGCACCATAAGCAGAATTAAGCTGAATCTTCCGAGCCATCTGAATGTTGTTGTATCGAGAGATTTCTTTCTGTACGTCTGGAGTCGGATTAGTTTCATACTTTTGTTTTGCCTTTAACATTTTCTTTTTATAGATCGTACGATCATCGTAGATCCTTTGCATTATCTCAGGTAGGAATCCATGTACATCCTTACGATACTGAGCACCGTTAGCACATACTGCATACTCTCCATCAATCTTAACTTCTCTATTAAGAAGTCCTTCTACAGATACAGTTGGGTGTCTCCTCTCAACAAGAGTTTCGGGGGAGATATTGTACTGCATTATAAGGTGTGGGTATAGACTGTTGAGGTCAAAACTTACAACCCAATCATACATTCCTGGTACAGGTTCTTTAACATAAGCACCTGCATACTGTTCATTCTTTTTAGTACCAACCTTAGGGGGAACTACAACATTCCTCTCCTGTAAGTCATTGTATATTAAGGTATCCCACATACGAACCTGCGAGAACACATCCCCTAGATTTACCTTAGCGTCATAACTTAGAGTCAATGCTAACTCTATCAACTTCATCTTATCTTCTAGACGATCAACCAACTCAACGTCATGGATGTTGTACTCCACAAACTTCTGCCAGTCTCCTGTATAGAATGCTTTAAAGTTCTCGAACTCACTGTGATCTAATTTCTTTTGACCAAGTTCTACGTCAGCAATGTGATCTAGTCTATAAGATGACTGAGCACTATAGGTAAACTTCTGATACAAATCAAGGTAGTCAAGAATAGTGACACCTGTAATATCATATGCAAGTTGTTTACGACCCTTGATAACTAGTTCTCTATCAATGACTCGGTTCCAAGGTGACAATGATCTCTTCCACTTCTCACCCAACACTCTCTCTATTCTCCTACAGATATAAGGTATATCATATAGGTTACAGTTCCATCCTGTAATAACATCGGGAGTTGATGTCACCCACCAGTGGTGGAAGTCTTCTAACAACGATGCTTCTGAATCAAACAGACGATACTCATGTGTATTATCAAACTCACGAGTACCCCATGTGGTTATCTTCTTAGTGATAAGGTTCTTCATAGTAATACAAAGAATCTCCTCACGAGATTCCTCAACGGAAGGGAAACCGTTGTCACATGCAACCTCGATGTCAATGGTATAGATCTGCATGAGATCCATATCAAACTCAACTTCATCGGGGAACCTATTGGAGATGAATTGATATACAAACCTCTCATAACCATGGACTTCTAGACCTTCTACGTTCTCATACTTTTCTATGAAAGAACGTGCTGATCTAGCACCATCGAATTGTTTAGGATGTGCATACCTACCATCTAAAGTTTTAAACTTTGATACTTTGGATTGATCCGAAGGCACAAAGTATAGAGTCGGTCTACACTTTTCCCTGTATGTTACACGTTCTCCATGCTCATACCCACAGAAGAGTATGTCATCACCGAGAAGTCTAACGTCTGTGTAGAAACTCATTATGCGTTGATCGCTGCGTATTTGGTTTTCATGTCAGCAGATGGATCAAGTATCGTGAATACATTTTCATAGTTCATGAATAGATCACGTTGATCAGTGTATAAAGGATACTTTATTAGTTCTCCATCTACTATCTGGACACACTCTTCTATTAGAATGCTTGGTTCTTCATCCAATTCAGTCATCGTACCCATCAGGTAGATGTTGGGATCAGTCTTGAGGATCAGTATCTTTAGCATTGTCTTCTAATAGTTCTTTGTATTTTGATAAGAGATTATCATGTGGTTCATAGATCAATGCTACTGATGGTATCGGTAGATAGATGTATGAGTTTTTTGAGAGAGGAACATATGTCTGAAATTCTATATCAATCTCATCCATTTCTATGTGTTCTGTGTTCTCAAATAATAACTCCTTGGTAGGTTTCATAGTTAACGCATAGGGAAAGTCCAATTTATATGCTATTGGTTGTCCCTCAGGATTACGCATCTCCTTAACGTCAGCTATAACGTCCTCTCCGTTTTGCATTCTTACGACCCTTTCGCTCATAGTCCGTCTCCATTAGTTCATTAAAGGTGTACTTGACGAGATCAGTAAATGATCTCCGAGCAGATATGTTCTTTTCTTCTGAAAGAATGTGAACCATCTGCATAAAAGTTTCCATCTGATCAGATGGAATATCCACTGTTAGTGACTCTGCCTTCTTAGAGTGGGCAGGACACAAGTTTACATACATGTTCATTTGTTCTCCAAACAAAAAGAGTCCCCCATGGAGACTCTTCGGTTGTTACATTATATAGGGTGATTCACTCCATTATTATAGCATGGTTTTCCGACCTGTCAACTACATGCACAAATCAAGTTACGATCACCAGTTACGTTATCTATTCTACTGACTGCTGGCCAGAACTTCCTACCCTTTGCAGGGTAGCATGCTGCCTCACGACTGTAAGGATAGTCCCACTTACCACATAACATCTCTGCAGTGTGTGGAGCATTCTTTAGCAGTTCTTTCTTCGTGAATATCTCATGTCGGATACTCTCCATAGCATCTACAAATCTTTGCAACTCATCTAGTGACTCTGACTCTGTAGGTTCTACCATCATAGTTCCTAACACTGGCCATGATAGTGTGGGAGCATGGAACCCATAGTCCATCAGTCTCTTCGCTATGTCTTCTGCTGTTACTGGCAACCCACGACAGTCAAAGATACATTCATGTGCTACTAGATCATTCTCTCCTTTATATAATACGTTAAAAAATGGTTCTATCTTCTTCGCTAACCAATTAGCATTGAGCAATGCAACCTCAGATGCTTTACGTAATCCTTGTTCACCCATCATACGTATGTACATCCAACTAATGACAAGTATAGATGCACTACCTTGTTCTGCTGCTGATACTCTTTGATCTACAAATGGTGCTAGGTGTTCTGCAACACCAACAGGTCCTACACCTGGTCCTCCACCACCATGAGGGATGCAGAAAGTTTTATGTAGATTCATATGCATTACATCAGCACCATACTCACCTGGTTTTGCTAGACAAACTTGTGCATTTAGATTCGCACCATCAAGATATACTTGACCACCATTGTCATGGACTATCTTACATATCTGACGTATGGTTGACTCAAATACACCATGAGTGGAAGGGTATGTAATCATGATCGCTGCCAACTCAAAGGTATTCATGATTGCTTTCTTCTCTAGGTCTGCCATGTCTATGTTACCATTCTCATCACACTTGACAGTTACAACTTTCATACCTGCCATGACGACACTAGCAGGGTTAGTTCCATGTGCACTCTCTGGTACCAGAACCACATAACGTTTTTCATTTCTACTCATGTGATACTCTCTGATCGCTAAGAGTCCTGCATACTCACCCTGTGAACCTGCGTTAGGTTGTAACGTTACCGAATGAAATCCTGTGATATCACATAACCATTTCTCTAGATCATTCATAATCTTAGTGTAACCATACACCTGTCCTGTAGGAACGAAGGGATGTATATTCATCTTGTCCCAACTCAATGGCATTAGTTCTGATGCTGAGTTTAGTTTCATAGTACAACTACCAAGTGGCATCATTCCATTTACTAATGAGAAATCTTTAGAGACTAACTCATACATGTACCTCATCATATCAGTTTCACTATGATACTTGTTAAATACTTCTTGTTGTAACCATGGTTTAGTTCTTCTAGGTGTACCCAACCAGAAGTAGTCCTTGACTCCCTTCGCTACATGCTCTATAGTGTTTTTATCTGCAGAGAAATCTGTTTGCGAAGCAATAATTTTATTGAGTTCATCGTAAGTTGTTAGTTCATCTAACGATACTAATGCATACCCATCAATATACCTTATATTAATATCATCAACTATACGTGAGGTCTTCCACCTAACCGTATCAAACCCCTCACTATCATCAACCTCGAAACCACACCACTTTAATGCTTGTATTAACGTTTGTCTATATCCCAATATTCTATTTGATATTTTTGTCAGACCTTCCGAACCGTGATAAGCAGCGTAAAAACCTGCCATATTTGCGAGGAGTGCTTGAGCAGTGCATATATTGGACGTTGCTTTGTCTCGTCTTATGTGTTGTTCCCTTGTCTGTAATGCTAGTCGTAGTGCTTTATTACCTTGGGAGTCTAGAGACTGTCCTACAATTCTGCCAGGAATCTTTCGTTTATATTTCTCAGTGGTTGCAAAGAATGCTGCATGAGGTCCTCCAAAACCCATAGGTATACCAAACCTCTGCATACTACCTACAGCAATATCAAATCCCATCTCTCCTACAGGTTGCATCAACACCTGTGCTAGAGGATCTACAATAGCAATCTTCATACACTTGTAAACCTCAGCACATCTCAACAAACCATTACAAGGTCTGATGTTACCTAGATTGTTAGGCATCTGTACCAGTACACCAAAGGAATCTTCGAAGTCACAGAGTGGTATGGTGTCTTCTAAATCTAGTTTGATTATATTGATACCTAATGGTGTTGCTCTAGTCTTTAGTACCTCTAATGTCTGTGGAAATATATTACTATCTACTAGAAATCCTTTCTTTTCACCAGTACCATGTGCCATTATCATTGCTTCTGCTGCTGCAGTTCCTTCATCTAACAATGATGCATTAGCAACAGGTAATCCAGTCAACTCTGTGATTAGAGTCTGATAATTAAATAATGCTTCTAGTCTTCCTTGAGATATCTCTGCCTGATATGGAGTATAAGATGTGTACCAAGCTGGATTCTCAAGAACATTTCTCTGTATAACTGGAGGACAGATGGTTCCATAGTATCCTTGACCTATAAGTGTTCTTCTATTGATATTACATTTCGCTATTCGTTTCAGTTCTTCCAGTGCTTCATGCTCAGTGCATGGTTCTGGTAGGTTACTCTTACCCCTTAGGAGTATAGAGTCTGGTACAACCTTTCGTACTAGTTCATCAAGACTAGAAAGACCCAAGTCATTTAACATTTGAGTCTGCTGATCCTCAGATGGACCGATATGTCTGCTAATAAAGTCTGTCATATACCTTATATATTAGCATAAAAAAGACCCCATGGGGGGTCTTGTTGATTTACAAATAATCCTTTCGAGCGTGGTGTTCTGGAATAATTTTTCCTAGTAACACTGTCAAAAGACCATTGTCATAGTCTACATGTTGTATCTCTACATCATCTGCTAGACTCCATGTTCTTGTAAAACTTCTCTTAGCGAGACCTCTGTGTAGGAACTCGAAGTTTTCTTCAGGTGTTTTGTCATTATTCTTAACAACATTACCTTCTACATATAGTTTACCGTACTCTGTGTAAACTTTTATTTCATTTTTCTTAAAACCTGCTAATGCAATTTCCAATCTTGATTCATGATTCGAAACATTTACTAGGTTATAAGGTGGGTAGGTTGGTTTTCCTGCACTAAGATCAAAGAAACGATCAAAGTAATTGTCCATACCTATTGCGTTCTGACTGATCTTCTCAAACAGTTCTGGTAGGTCAGACGCACGATACCTCTGTATGTTAGTCATAGTTCTCCTTAAATAAGCGAGTGTAATTTGGTGTCCCCGAAGGCAACACTACTATTTAACCACATGTGTCAACCACCATGGGTAGTGCTATCCGTATATGTACCTGGTGAACAGTAATATTATTACTAAATAGAGCTAGTAAAACTTTTGGTAGAAACAATGAAAAGGTATCTCTTCCTTATCGCCATGGGGTTCCTATTAACTGGAGCCAATAGTGCAAAAGCAGATCTGACCCATAGATTATCCACATCAACACAACTTAGTGTGGACGGTGCAGCAACTGTAGGAACAAGAATCGGATCAACATATAGTGTGTCTGGTAGCAACATCAAGTTAGCTACTGATGGACACTTAGGTACGTTGACTGCAGGTACAGCAACTGCTGCAGCAACACTAGACGTTGGTTCATATGATATTAATACTGCAGGCTCAGCATTCAGTTTTAGTGAAACTTGGACTCAAGGTGACGTAGTAAATCCTATCGGTACTGGTGTTGACGTAACAGCAGGTGTCGTAGCTGACATGCCCGCTTATGGAATAACAACTGTCCAATCTGGTGGAGTCGCAGGAACCCTTGCAGGAACTATAACCTCAGGAGGAGTTTCCACAATAACAGCTGGTGGAGCTGGTACTTCAGCGACTGGACAATTTGTGTCTGAGGTCGTGGCTCACTAAACCTACTATATAATTATAGGTGATGAAAAAATTACTCGTACTCTTAGCTATGTGTGGTGTCCCGTCAGCAATGGCGGTACCCGTGGTCCCGAATTTTACTCAGGGCTCGATGACATCTCACACGGAAACGACTTCCACGGTGACGGAGACCATAAATTCGATTGATTATAACACAGGATGGCAATTTTCGGTGACGGGCACAGGGATTCAGCACGATGGATCAAGCATACTACCCGATGCAGTGACAAGCAACACAAACATAGACCTACTGGGATCGACAGGAACCACAGGTCAGGTTACAAGTGGTTTAGACCTTTCCAACACAGGAAACTACACTCTAACCACGCCAGGAGCAGCGTTCCAAATGACTTCCTCATACCAAGGACCTGGAATCAGCAACCAAACAATAATTCAGAGAACAACAAATATAACAAGCGTAACAGATACCACAAGTATCTTCTCCCAGTAGTAGCGATATTAACATGTTCACCAGCTATGGCTACGGACGTAGGTGGTGTCTCTGCGACTGCTAATCCCATCGCCAATTCTTCTGGCTCAGTGACCAATCAAGCTATACAGGTTTTACAAGGTCCTTATATAAACAACCAGTATGGTGGTGGTATATCATGTCAAGGACCTACCCTCAATATCACTCCGTTCCTTACAGGAAGTCTCAGCGAGCAGCACCCGTTTGAGTTGATGTATAATGATCCTGTCTACAACAACGCTGACAATAATGATGATGGTATACCTGACAATCCAGGTGAAGTTCTATACTACATCCCTACTCGTACTGGTCAGAAGAATAACACCAACGTTTCCCTTGGGTTAAGTGCAACCATATCAGTACCACTAGACAGACAACTACAGAAAGGATGTAAGAATGCATTTAATACACAGATAGCACTGCAACAACAGATACTAGCTAACAAAAGATTAGACTTCGAGATCGCTCGTCTCAAAAATTGTGGTGAATTATTTAAAGCTGGGATATCATTTAAGGAAGGTACTCAATATGCATCTGTATGTGCTGATGTAGAGGTTGCTAACGTAACTTCCAACTCACAACACACACATAGTATCAACAACAATAGTTTTATTAACTTAGATCCAGAAGAGACAACTACCTATGAGGTAGATGCTAATGGTAATAAGACAGTCAAATCAAAAACCATCTCCATCAAGACAAACGCACGAGAAGTATCAACGTTTGAGTATGATGAAAATGGTAATAGTAAATTAATTAAACGTGAAACTACAGGTGAGAATGAGAATTTCATCTTCGAACCTATATCTATTGGCAACACTAATCCTTAGGATCACCGAACTGCCATAGAGTTGTACCGTTAAAGTTGACCTCTAGATAGACCCACTTAGCGTAATGGACACCACGGTAACACAGGAAAGCGAACACCCTCTCTGGTGAATGTATGTCTGGATCGTATTCTGGAACCTCTGGTCGTTCCCATGTAAACTTAATCATTGTCTTAGCCTCCTGTAACATATTTATGTTAGGAAACATTGACAAATAAAAAAGACCCTTAGGGGTCTTTCTTTTTAAACTCTAAGAAGGTCTCCACAGACTCTTCTACATGTGTTTTGTGAATCATCACATTCTATTAGACAGTCGAAGTAATCATCTATTAGGTCGTCCGTTTTGTTCGGGGATTTTTCTCTGTGATTCCATTGTGCTAATTCGTTATGTGATATTCTGTTGTGCATTTTTTACCTCCACGTTAAGTTGATACCATACTATAGTAGGTTAGGATGCATCTTAGCCTCCTCGAATAATTCTACCATTATTTAGTCAGGAAACCCTCATTTTGTCATAAAAATTTATGCCTACTTCTTAAGGTATTTCTTTATATCTTTGATCGCTTTGTTCCTATCTCTTTGTGCTATCATCCTTTCTCTGACAGAGATTTGACCCTGCCCATTTCCAACAATTCCTTTAGCCTTGTTAACTACTTGCTTGATAGCAGGCTTTAATAACCTTAGTAGAATATCAGCTAGTGGTTTAGCAAGCAACGCTGATGCTGTGGCTACCACAGCTATAGTTGCTGTAGTAGTTACTGCTGTAACCTCTGGTAAATATTCAGCAATTACAAGAGGTTCTTCCACTACCACTTCACCCACCACAGGTTCCACTGGATCTATACACTGTAGTGTAAATGGATCTCTTTCCTTAGGTGGTATACAAGGTGTCTCTGTTTCTGGTGTAGGTGGTTGAGGTGTAGGTGGTGGTTCTATCTTAAAGTCTGGTTTATATTCCTCTTGCTCCATCTCAAGATCATCTGCAACAAAATCCATGGGTGAAAACGATGGTGTGTCTGCATCACAATAGACTTTTACCCCATCAGGATCATCATCCAGAATAGTTTTTGATTTACTCTCATCACCATATGATTGTACACAACCAGGCATGTCGATGATAGGTTTACCTACCTGTAGTACTACAGGGACAGTATAGTCTCTGGTTACTGGTGGTATAATCTCGTATATCTTAAAGTTATTTCCCTGCAACTGCACACTGACAGTATTAATTTTAGGCAGCGTGACATTTACAAGTGGTACAGAGGGAACCTCGTTGCCATGAATTATAATATCACGGATGTTGTCCACATTTACTTACCGAAGAGTGCTGGTCCTGTCATTGATGGTACCTCTGGTATAGAAGGTACTTGATCACCAATAGCACCAGGTAGTAAGTCTGTTACACTACCCATTACTTTCTCTTTGATGTCATCTATGATGGCATCCTTTCTAATAACTACATATCCTGCAGTTCCAACAACACCAACGCTGACTGCGAAGGATACTATTGTCATAATTTCTAATACTTTTTTCATGTTCCACTCCAAACCATATCGGGCATTGCAGGTGTCCTAAGAACGAATCCTGCTATAAAATAACAAACAAACCATAGCATATTTAGTGTTATGTTTTGTCTCCATAAGAACTTACGAATGCGTGTTGCTTGGGACAGTTGCTTGTTACCAAGTTTCCTCTCCTCTTCCCATTCACGGTTACTTATCCTATTATATATCTGCTCTATAACAATGGATATTACCAGTGCTATGAGTAGAGGGTAGAACCAGAAGTTACAGAACGCTGCAACGTATATAATAATGCTCTGCATTTAATCCTCGGTTGGTTTACCCAGTGTTTTGTACTCTAGTTGTTGTATAAGGAAGTCTACTTCCTTTTTTAACCGAGTAATCTCGTCTTGTTGGTCATCGATTTCCTTTTCGTAGATGTGAATCATACTTTCTAGTTTTTCGTTTTCCTCTATGAGTTGATGATAGGGTTTAAAATCATAATCCATGTACAATAGTAACATGAACTACTATTTATGGCAAGTTAACAGTTCTCGTTAAGTTCCTCTGCCATATTTTGACCGATGTCAGCACCTTGATTGCCACCAAACATCGCTACCCAACCTGCAGCAACCCAACCTATGAATGGAATATTACTCACAGCAGGTGCAGCAGCAGCACCTACACTAGTTCCTACAAGTCTACCTGTTCCTTTTGCAGCACCAACTGCTTCGATACAGGCAACAGTCTTATCAGATACTTCACCGCCACCACCTTTTACTATTGTAGATGGATCTTGCCATGATCTCTTGTTGGATACAGGTCCGCCTTGATTGGTCTTACCATCCATGAAGTATTCTTCAGCAACCTTAGTTGTGTTGTTTGCAAGTCCTAAGAAACCACCCTTCTTCTTGATGTCCTTAGTGATGTATGCAGTCTTAGGATCGTTAGCAGTGTAACTGATCTTATATCCTTCCTTATTTGCAGAGATAACATAAGATGTATAGTCACCCACTGGTGGAGTCATTACTGGTATCTCTGATCCTTTTCTTGTTGCTAGTAAACCTATCATTCCGATGTGTGATATACCGAAGATAGTTCCTAGACTAATTCCGATCCATTTATTCATTGTCTTACTTTGTATCAGGAACAATTTTCACAGGACCTGACTCAATCCTTATGGTCTGAGCAGGAGCAGTCTCTGATGCTTTAGCAATCAAGAACTCCATATCTTTTTTAGATATGTTTGCACTACCACCATCAGCAGCACTCTTTTTCTTACCACCCGCAGCGACCCCGAAGGTAGCTAAAGTTCCTGTGAAGACCGAAGCTATGAAAGTTGGATCAATCTTATCTCCTTGTTCATAACCTGGTATTTTAACGTAATTTAACGTCAAGATTCCTGCGGACCACACAAGAACTACCACTCTTATTAGTGTTGCTAGGTAGGCTAGTTGCTCCTCTTTATCATCAACTGCTTCTTTAAGTTTACCAAGAGGACCTTTAGGTTTTTCTTTTACTTCTGCCATTGTTATGTACTAGGTCACTAAGCCTATTTATCATAAAAATTATTACCGATCGCCATGTCCTGTATACCCTTCTTGGAAAATAATTCCTTTGCCTCCCAGATCCTAGACGCTATGGGCGATCCCCCGATATTGAGTGACGTATTTAGTATAACAGACTCACCTGTCATCTCTTTATATCTTCTTAAGAGTCTAGCAAAATGACCATCACCATCAACCGTCTGAATCCTACATGTATTGTCTATATGTGTGATAGATGTGAGTCTTGTATCCTTAACTTGCACTGACGTATTCATATAAGGTACATCATAATCACAATCAAAATATTTTGATACATCTTCTCTCAATACAGCAGCACCAAATGGTCTGAATGCTTCTCTATGCTTTACTTTTTCATTTAGATATTGCTTCGCTCTTCTATTCTGTGGTTGCATGAGTATAGATCTGTTACCTAGTGCTCTTGGTCCTATCTCACCATGTCCTTGATACCAAGCTAGTATTCTACCATCACGTAATGACTTAGCTCCTTTCTCTATAGTCTTTTCATCTGCTTCTTGTTCTGGTGCTTCGTCATCTTGCCAGAATGGGAACCCTTCATTACTAAATGGTACCTCATGGAACCTCTGTCTGAGGAATTCCACAGCACCTAGTGATAAACCACAGTCATTTGCATGGGGTGGTATGACTACCTTTGTACCTGTTCGTTTGATCTTACCATTAAAACAGCAATTCTGTGCAACACCACCACTAAAACCAATGACATCGGTACTGCTAACATGTTCAGCAAGCTTGTCTCCAGTATATTCATGTACTGTCCTCAACCAATTAATATCAAAATCATTATCCCACTTCCTATGCCATGATTTGTAGTTCCATATACCCCTCATCTCATTAAGTGAGAAGTTAGATAGGTTTTTGTAATACTCTTTATCTATAAGACCATAGGCAGCAAGACCCATGACTTTTCCTGCTAAATCTAGTCCATGTGGGTCGGAAGAAAGACCTAAAACACGTCCTACTTCTGCCATTTTTACACCAATAGAACTGATGTCATTAACATCACCAGAGTCTACTAGTTTATTGTTTACAAATTTAGAATATGACTTGTCATTGTTACCAAAACCATCATAAACATACCCTATCTCAGGTATGTCACCTAGTGGCCAGAGACTAAGGTGATGTGCATAGTGATGGTCTAAAGCAAATGTTCTACAGGGGAATCCCATATCAAGTTCCCGATACAATTCACCAGTATCGAACTCAATATCGTCTGTAATAATACAAATGGCATCTAGTTCTTCTACCTTGATATCCCATCTGTCTAGGACATCTTCCCATTGCCATACATTATCATATCCATGATGTTTAATACCAAATAACCTTTCGGTTGCCAAATATCGTACCTTAGTACCATTAGTATAAGTGATATTGGAGTCGTGGTCATCGATCCTCAATCCAAGTAGTTTCATGCTTCAGTAGTGACCTTCTTCTTCCCTATATTGTACTTCGATTCTAGTGTCCAGTCACCTTTATCCTTGTAACTAAGCACCTTTATCTGATTAAGAGGTGCAATGTCAGTGATTTCCACACCGAGATTGATCAACCCCCAATCAAATAGTAGTTTTGTAATTCTATTCCTACGTTCTATATCATTCTTTGTGATGTTTGCTTGCTTACCGTCAAGTGCAAACAGTTCTTTAAAGTGAACAATATAATACTTGCCCTTCTTGTGTAGTATATGGCAAGATTGATATAACTTTTTCTCCTTTCTAGACGCTACACCTATTCTGGTAAGTGTCTCCCTAATTTTTAAGAAGTCGTCTGGTTCTTTTAATGAAACCTCAAGCATCATATCTTGAGACCAACTGATCTCATCACTCATTTTGTTCCTCCAGTATCAAGTTTCGCTTTGATGACCGCTAGTTGATCAGGAGTTAAGATGGCTAGAGCAGTTCTTGCCTTCTCGTTACTGTAACCATAAAACTCCTTTACGATTTCTATGTCACTATCAGTCGATTTTTTAGTCCAAGGAGAAAATCTCTTCGATTTCCTAATACTATATAGAAAATATTGATATTGTAATGCGTTGTCTAGACTGTAATATTTGTTCATTTCATTGACGTGTAACACACAGTCAACATGCTCACTTAATAACTGATTTACAACGAACTTTGGATACTTTTTCATAGCACGTTCATTGTCCTCAAGGTGACCCATCTTAAGGTTGATACCGTTTAGATAATCTTTTAAAGGAAACTCATACTCTGCCATAAAGAACTGCCTCAAGTGGGTTTACTGGTGCTACATCGTAGTTGGATATTAATAACTCTTGCTTCTTGTTGTTAGCACGATGCTGCATACCATATGTGATGTCAAAATATCTTTGACGGTAGTTAGCAAACGCTTCTTCTATGCCTTTGTCTACATTATATGTCACCATCCATGGTTGAGTGCAACCTTGACATACATCTCTGAACCTAGTGTGATCAAATCCCTTATGCAACTCTGCATTAGAACCATATAAGTATGATTTTATCTTGTATGGTGGGTCTAAGAACACAAATGCCTTACCTTTATTGATGCTAAGTTCTGGGTGACTACCTGCTGTCCATGCTTCACTCATCATTGTAGCATAGTCGTTGTTTGTTATAGTCCAGTTCTTAATAATGGGTGGATATTTCTTAAGTTTCTCTGCACCACGTAGAGAAAAGTTCTGTATGGATGCTGCTTCAGAAAATGATGAGTTCTCTGTTAGTCCAGAGTAACTACACTTGTTCAGTACCCAGAATAAGGTTGCCTGACGCAGACCACATACGTTCTTTATCTCATCCTTCGCTTGCTTAAACAATGCTTTTGCTGATGCAGGTTCTGGATTGTCAAACTTAACCTTATAACACTCTTCAGATAACTCATCACCCATACGCTGTAGATGATACCAGAAATTATACAAATGATCATACAAATCATTCACAAAAATTGGTACATCAGGGTGCAACTGACTGAAATACAATGCCATAGAAGCACCACCTAAAAATGGTTCACGATACTCTGTGATCCCAGAAGGAAACCACTTGTATAGCATTGCAGCAGCACGAGATTTGCCACCAGGATAGCGTAGAGGTGTCTTAAGTAGTTTCATTTCTTACTTTCTTCTACTGAGTACATAAGAAATAATACTATCACAACCCAGAATACAATTTCTAGTCCGTAATTAGTCGTCATGATCATCCCAAGGATCTGCTAGGTCTGCATTATTAAAGAATGCTTTGTATACTCCAAACCCTGCTAATAGTATAACAAATACTGCTATAGAAATTCCAAATGTAAAGTTTGGATTGTAGTTTGCATGAGGTATTAGTGCGTTACACTTAGTCCATGTACCAGGTAAAGTATATACTGGTGGACATGAACCGAATAGGAAACTCTTTGCTAGTTGTAGTTCGAAAACTGAAGTCATAATTTAGGATATCCAATTTGGTTTTCTGGATGGGTCACGTAGATAATTAGATGCAACCCAAGGTTTGCTGCCAATGTAATTTTTGTAAGCAGTAAAAGTGTCAATGCTTGTGTCATGTTTATACTCATCAGGCATTGCCCTTGTGAAGTTAGTAGGTGGTGGGCAGTCTGGAAATAGAATATCAGCACACTCAATAGTGTATTGACAACTATGTACCTTGTTGTATCTGTGTGTATACTCTGCACATAATGCTAGACCATGGTCAATCAACCAACGAAAGTTAGTCTGTGCCCAGATAGTACAAGGATGATTGCGAAACGCACCCTTCTCTGTTTTATATGGTTCGCCATCTACCTTAGGTAGAACACCGAAACCATGCCCCCACTTCTCTGATGCTACAATAGATAGCATTTGACAAGTTTCTAGGGGCATTTTGACAACATGTTTGTCGGGTAGAACCTGTGCAGATGCAACAGGGTCTGGATCAGTCACGAAAATGTTCATAATTTAGTTGACAGTAATGTTTGCCATAGGTACACCTTGAGGACCTGCATTTACATGACCGTTAGGTAATGCATTAAAGGACATGGTGTACCTGTCAAAGTCCGAGGCATGTGGTTCAGACCAATGTCTTAACCAACCTGGGAATACTAATAGTTTACCACGTTTTGCCTCAAAATGCTCAAAAGGACCATCAAAGTAATCTCTTGTAATCTCTAATGTGTCGAGATTACGAATATCTACTGGGTCTTGGAAGACTGTGTTCGAACCTTCTGTGAAATAGAAGACCCCAGAGAGATAAGAATAAGGGTGACGGTGAAGAGGGTGACCAACACCCGATCTGGCAGGAGCAAAATTAGCCCAAGCGAGACTAATTTTAAGTTCGTGACACTGGAGTGCAAGTTCGCATCTAATTTCATCTAATACATCCTCAAAAAATCCCATTAAGGGTAACATCTGTTCTTCTTTGTGTATGTCACCTCTACTAGTTCTAACACCTGCAGGGTAATTATACATTTGGAAGTTAAGAGTTTTAACAAACTCCATAGCTTCATCTACCATCCCCATGTCATCATCATCTAACTGGTATTCATACACTCTAGTTGGAAAAATGTCATGGAATGTTTTCATTTAAACTCACACCTCATCATTAGTTCAGTAAGGAATGCTACTAAGTTTATCTCTTGATCCATTACGAATGATGCTTTGTATTGATACTCACCTATCACTAGTACCGCTTCGGGTATACTCTTAGGAGTCAGATAGGTATAGAGATTATCATAGATCTTTCGCATGATCACATGTGGTTCATTATCTATGTTAGATTTGACCCACCTCTTCATCTTTGTAAACTCACGTGTCTTAAGGTAACTGATTAGATCATTGATCTTTACATCAGCAACTTGTGCAAGTATACCTACATCTATTTTACCACGAGAAGAATACTTCTGCAATTCATTTAGAGTGCGTCTAAAGTCTGGAAAATGTTTAGTTATTACTTCCGACACTACCTTAAGTTCGAACTCAACTCCTTCAGTCTCAAGTATAGTATTGATTCTCTTAAGGAAAGTTGTTGCTAACTGTGCTTTCTCTTTACCTTTGATGTTAAAATCAACTACAGAACACCTAGAATGTAGAGGTTCTATGATTTTATTTTTATAATTACACGTGAAGATGAACCTACAGTTCTTTTGGAATTCTTCGATCGATGCACGTAATAATAACTGTACATCTGGTGTCGTATTATCCGCTTCATCCACAATGATAACCTTATGAACTGATGAAGATGCAAGAGAAACAGTAGAAGCAAAGGTCTTTGCCTGATTGCGTACAGTGTCCAAGAATCTACCCTCATCAGACCCATTAATAACATAGTAATCTGCTCCTAACTGTTTACACAATGCTTTAGCAACAGTTGTTTTACCAACACCTGCTGACCCAGAGAGGAGGAGATTTGGTATCTCACCCTGCACAAGGAATCCTCTAAACATTTGCTTTGTTTCATCTGGAAGTATGCATTCATCAATAGATTTAGGACGATACTTCTCTACCCATAAGAATTCATTCATTCTACTATCTTAACTTTGTATACGATCTGGGATTGCTTCTTTGCAAACTTAAGATCAATCCACTTCTTGCTCCAATATAAAGCAAAGAGAACGATCAAAAATGGTATTGATTCTTCCCATGATATACTGTTCCATGCCTCAACAATGTTCATTGTACGTACTCCTTATGTAATTCGCACCCAATATAGTGCCTATTGAGTGATTGTGCAACCCTTGCAGTTGTACCAGATCCTAAGAATGGATCCAATATGATGTCACCTTCCTTACTACCTGCTTTGATACATGGTTCTATAAGGTCAGGTGGGTATACCGCAAAGTGTTTCTTCATCTTACTTGGTTTGTTAGTTACAGACCAAACAGATCTCTTATTCTTTTTAGCATAACTCTTGTTTAACCCAGTGTGAGGGGAAAGACCAGAACCAGGATTATGATACTTACCCTTACTACGGTCTCTTGTACCCCAGTCTTTCGCAGGTTCTTTGATCGCTTCGTTATCATAAAAATACTTCTTGTTCTTACTTAATAAGAAGATGTATTCATGTGATTTAGTACACCTATCTCTGACTGACTCAGGCATAGGATTAGGTTTATGCCAGATAATATCTTGACGTAGATACCATCCGTCTGCACGTAGTGCAAATGCTAACATCCATGGTATACCTATCAGATCTTTCTCCTTGAGACCATCTAATTTGTTACCTCTACGTGGACACTTGGTTGGATGATCTTGATCTGATGTAGCAAGAGTTTGTTTTGCTAATGCTTGACCCTTTCCTGGTCTATAGTTGTAATAACTATCACCCATATTAACCCACAGTGTACCGTCATCATGCATTACATCACGACATGCAGCAAAGACTTCGACTAACTGTTTGATATATGCTTCGGGTGATTCTTCTTGACCTATCTGATTATCTTCATCACCATAGTTTCTTAACCCATAGTAAGGTGGAGATGTAACTACCATCCTTACCTTTTCATCTATGGTTTTGAGAGTCTCACGACAATCACCAATTAGTACTGTATCAATACTCACTGTCAGGTTCCAATGCGATGAGATATTCTAATGATCCAACACTATTCTCTGCATTCTTACTAATCAAACCAGTAAACTTAGCGACCTTACATCCAAAGATGTCTAGTTTGTAACCTGTGCATGGGTTGTATGTTGCACTACTAGGTCTGATGACAGATAAGTTCTCTATCTTAAGACAGAAACAGAAATCTTTATCAACTGACCCAAGACCAATCTCTAATGAGTTAGATGTCTTGTTACGTTTGTCAGTTACAACTGCAGTCAACTTACCTTCGAAACCAGTGAAACATATATCTGGTAACTGATAGGTAGATGCTATCTTTTGTATCTGTATTAGGTGTGTGATATCAAGTTTAGTTGATACAACTGGTTCACCTAGATCTTGGATAGCATTTGGTGGTTGAGTAACCATACGCTCTTCAGCATAGTAGTATTTGATTCTACTACCACTGTTAACGATGTCTACTTTCTGTTCTTGGAACTCTACGTCTGCAGTAGTCTGATAACTTAGAGTCTTAATACTATTAATCAAGTTACCTAGGTCATAGATAGGTGCTTTCTTAGGGAAACTAAACGCAGGAAAGTCTGCTACAGCAAGTATGTTCTTGTTGTTAGATATAGTGGCAATTTTGTTGCCAGGATGGAATACAATCGATGGGTTAATCTCCCTAAAGGATTGTAATACTTCCATCTCGTACTCAGTAAATTTCATAATCAATAGTTTAATTCCTGCGAGGGTAAATTTTCTACTTCATCATCAGGAAATGAAGTTCCTGAGAAGTAATATAATAGTATAGCATAATGTATGATTTTTAGCACGTCTTTTTTATGCTGACCTTTTTTAGCGTAACGTGATGCATACTTTATGATGTTTGCCTGACAGAATTGTTCTGCTATGTCAATTCCTTCTAGCAAATCAAGGGTTTGTATACCCTTTTCCTGAGAGGAGTAGTGTGCTTGATAGGTTCGGGCAATGTAGTCCTGCACTATCTTAATGGTTTCGTCCTCTCTGTACTTGGATCTCATGTTAATGGATTCTCCTCTGATAAATCTACTTTAGCATCAATTTTACTATACAACTCAAGGAAGGACTCTTTTGTTTCAGTATCGAAACGATTGAGACATACTTGGATTGCCTTTAGTCTGTTGCCAAAGATTGAGAATGCACGAATAATGTGCACTAGTCTACGTGTAGAGATAACTTCATCAACACCACCTTCAGCGAATGTCTTACGAATGATCTCTGCCCACATAGTAAGGTTGTCTATGTACTCTGCGTCACAGCAGTTAAGTTCTGAGCAGTAGTTGTTAAGCATCTTCTTCTCATAGTTAGGAGAAGGATACTCTTGCTCGAATGTGAGTGGGAATCTTTCTAGGAATGCTTCATTAAGTACGTTAGTACCTACGAATCTACCATCGTCAGAACCTTTACCCTTTGTGTTAGCAGTAGCAACAACGGTGAATCCTGCAGCAGGTTCTACTTTGAGACCTATCTTCTTAAGGAATACACCTTTACCTTCTAAGATGGACTGTAAACATAGAATCTTGTTAGATGCTAGGTCTAGTTCATCAAGTAATAGAACTGCACCACGTTGTAGTGCTTCTATTACAGGACCATTATGCCATACTGTGTTACCATCGACAAGTCTGAATCCACCGATCAAATCATCTTCGTCAGTCTCGACTGTGATGTTGACTCTGATGAGTTCTCTGTTGAGTTGAGCACATGCTTGCTCTATACCTAAGGTTTTACCGTTACCAGATAGACCTGTAATGAATAGTGGGTAGAAGATGTTTGACTTGATGACCTTCTTGACATCATTAAAGTTACCGAAGGGAACAAAGTTACCATCCTTATCAGGAACTAATTTCTGTGCAACCTTGCTTTGTACAGCAGGTGCTGAATCGTAAGTCTTTTCTAGTACTTCACGTACTGTGAATGTCCAGTTACCTTTACTGGTTTTAGTGATAGCATCTTGGAAGAATTTGTTCTCTAGTCTTCTGTAGATGCTTGGAGTCTTTACTCCGAAGTGTGCTGATGCTTCCTTTACTCTATCTGTACCAAAGTCATTCTTATTTGGTGATAAGAAGTTTAGGAGTTCATCGTTTGAGAATTTAGAAGCGAATGTCATGTCGTGTTTTGTTGTCTATATGAATATAATAAGCCATAAAGGCTAATGTTGTCAGGGTTTAGTGGACACTTTGTCGAGTGTCACGCAATCTGTCCTGCGAATGAGGATAGAAGTCTTCTGTTTGCTGCTTTACCCTTAAGTGATTTCTTAAATGCAGACCTTAGTTCTCTCTTAGATGGTTCAGCAGAGACTTGCATTTCTGTAGCGTCATCAACGTTGAGAGCGATAACGTATAGTTCGTTGTAAGCACTTGTCTTAACAACTGCAACCTTTTCTTGTCTCATTTGTTTCTTGTATGGTTCTGTATCCCAGATATCCATACGTGATAGGAAGTGACCTAGTTCTCTTGACTGACATAGACGGAATCCAAGAACGTTACACCACTCATATCTGTCACGAATTACTCTGATGAGTTCACTAGTGATGCCATAACCACTGTTCTTAGCAGTTGAGTATGTTTTACCAGTCTGTCTGTCACGTAGGATTGTATTGTATCCTAAGTGATATGAATACCATCTATCAACATAGTCACTTGGTGCTTTACATACACCAGTTGACTGTGCTTCACCATCAGTAAGAACAACTAGGTGTGTCTTCTCTGTACCGTTCTCTCTCTTCCATCTTGGAAGGAAATCTGCCATTACAACTAGACCTTCGTTGAGTGGAGTACCACCTAGACCTAGGAATGCAGGAACAGGAAGTGGTTCTTGTGCTGCTGTTTCCCAGTAGTTGTAGTGACATTCGAAGTAACGTGCAACTGACCAGAGATTCCTGCATTGTCTGTGGAAATCTTTGATATTACCACCACTAGTAAGAAGATTCATAAGTCTGAAGTTCTCATCGATGAATATATCATTCTCTCTATGCTCCATAACTCTCTTAGATGCATAGATCTCATCATTAGATGAACCATATGGGTCACCGTTTACGAATGAGTATACATCGAAAGGTATAGAAACTTTTCTACAGAACTGACATAGATTGATTAACTGCTTTACAGTATCAAAGATCTCTCTACTCATAGAACCAGACCAGTCTAGTAAAAATACAAGACCATGGTTCTTACCGTCAGGAATCATAGTGATCTTCTTAAAGATGTCCTCACTGAACTTGTACTGGTGTAGTTTAGTAGTGTCTAGTGTACCAGTCTTAGATTCTTTTGCTCTAGAGTATGAAGATGCTGCCTTCTTCATTTCGAATTCTTTAACAAGGTAGTTAACATCCTTTACTGAGTCCTTACAGAACTGATTAAAGACTTTCTCTGTGTTTGCAATCTGTCCATCCTTAGCACGTTGCTGCCAGTACTCTTCACATCTGTCCCAGATGAGTTTGTTATCAACAAGAATCTTATCGATGAAAGTCTTAGGCATATTTGCATATGTTGGTGCTCTGTAATCATCTGCTGCACTAGTTGTATCTGTAAGTGACTGGTCAAATGATTTCTGAGTTGTTACTTCAGTTGGCATTGGTACGTCAGGTCTGGAATTACCATCCTCTGCATCGTCACCTTCACCAAACTCACCTGTAGGAGTCTTACCTTCTGATAGATCCTCTAGATCATTATCATCACCTTCTTCTCTGAGTTCTTCTTGCTTTGTAGGTACTTCTCTCTGCTCTCCTTCACCTTCACCACCTTGACCCATTGGTATAGAGAATGCATCCATCTCTGTCTCTAGATCTTCTTCTTGCTCTGCTTCATATTCTGCCTTCATAAAGTCAAATATACTCTTAGCAGCATCAATGGCATCTTGGAATGTCTCAAGGGTGCCTACAGCGTCTCTGAGGGGTATCTCAGCGTCACTAAATGGAATCATATGATATGAACCGATCTTGTAGTGTAGATTGATTCTATCAACGAGTTTTAACTCGTCCATTTCTATGTTATTGATCTCAAAAAAGTCTCTGTCATTTAGTTGCTCGTATCCTTTATGGAAGTCTTTTACAATACCTGCAAACTTACGCTTGATTAACTTCTCGATACGTGCATCTTCGGTCACGTTTACGAATGACTGAGGTATTCCTGCAGGGATGTCTTCGTTAGGTGTGTATAGTGCATGTCCTACCTCGTGACCTACGAGCATATTATATACGTCATTGCTTACGTCCCAGATAGGAAGGGTCAATACTCTGTTAGCGACATCAAAGGACGCTGTTGGCACATTCTTGTGCTCTACTAGTAAGTTCTCTGCTGCTAGTAGCTTTGCTAGTGTTCCTCTGATCTCTGTTTGCATTGCTTTCCTCGTGTATATACCTATTATGACAGAGAAACCGCCCCTTGGGACGGTTGAGTAGACACTTTATCAACTGGTTGCGTCTTTTTTTAGCTTGACGCAGTGCCTGTGGTTTTAATTTTCGCTTGGGTGGCTTCCCAGAATTGTGTTGCCAGTTAGGTTTGTACATTAGAATGATGCTTCTAGTAGTTCTGGGTAAGTTGTTAACTCAACGTACGTTAGTTCGTCATTATAGACCCACATTAGTTTTTCCCATATGAAATGGAAGTCATCCTCTGCTAGGTCTCGGAAGATAGGTTTATCTCCGTAGTAGATGTGATAAGTGCTCATGTGTTATCGTTTAACTGCATGGTAGAGAAGTCGGACTGCTTGTCGAAAGTAATTAATCTCTCGAATTTATCTAATAGTATATCACCTTTATGTGAAATTACAAATAGGTTGACATCATCACCCAACCCTCTCAATATTTTCATTAGTTCATCAGTACTACCCTGATCAAGAGAAGAATCAAATACTTCATCCAATATTAATAGGTTAGTGCTGACACTGTTCTTCATTCTAGCGATCTCTCTCCATGTAAAGAGGAGTGCTAAGTCTATCTTCTGCTTCTCGCCCTCTGAAAATGATGCATATGTAAAGGAATCCCTGTGTCTAGACAGTATTTCTTCACAAAAGTTCTCATCCAGAGTAAAATTGACGTAGAAGTCCATACTCTGCAGATATTTATTAATTTTATTATTGATAATAGGTATGAATTTTGATACAATCTTTGACTTTATACCATCATCCTTTAATAAAGTAGAGACTACCTTTAGATTGTCATACTGTGTGTTAACACCTGCACAGAACTCTTGTTTCTTCTCTAATTTCTTATTAAATTTGATTAAGAACTGCTTTTCTTCTTGCAAATTGGTGTTACCACTACCTGCTTCGGACAATAGTTTAGTATTTTCCTTGAGAAGTTTCATCTCCTCCTTAGTTAGTGCCTGTATTTCATATCTAAAACCATTAACTGCCTTTGCTTTCTCTCTTAGATCATTAACTTTTAGATCAAGTACCTTAATATTGTCAGTTATCTGTGCATGTGCAGTCTTTAGACCTGATATCTTAGTCTCATAGAATGTTATCTTCTCTACCTTGAGTTCATCAGAGATTGCTTGAGTACATGTAGGACATTCATTATTCTTCTTAAAGAAATCCATCGTACTAGTGTGTGAACCCTGTCTAGTCTTCATCTTAGTACGCATGGTCTTGTACTGTTCATGCTTATCAATGGTTCTATCTAGTTCTAATAGTTTAGGAGTGATAGTATCTATAGATTTCTCTTTAGTTTTGATCAGTTCCTTGATCTCCATGACCCTATCTTCATTCTCATCAAACTTTGCTTGCACTGCCACCATAGATCTTTGATCAACCTTCTCTAGGTTCTCTATGTTCTTCTCTTGCATAGCAACTTTCTGCATTGCCAGTTCCAATTCATACTCACACTGACGTTGCTCTTCTTTTATATCCTTTATTCTCTCCTTAAGGAGTCCATTCATGTACGAGAAGATTTGGATATCAAGTATATCCTCAATAACTTCTCTCCTGTGACTTGCTCCAAGTTGCATGAAGGGGACAAATGTGGATGAACCAAGGATGACGACTTGAGTAAATGATTTGTAGTTGAGTTTGAGAACACTCTGCTCCAAGAATTTCTGCGTATCCTTCTGGGCAGCGTCCTGATCCACCAGTACATTATTTCTATAGATCTCAAAGACATTTGGTTTAATACCTCTTCTAACTTTGTAGTCAATAGTTCCTACTTGGAACTCTACTTCGACTAGAGTTTCCTTTTCGTTGATACTATTTACCAACTGACTTCTACTAATCTTCCTAAAAGGTTTGTTAAACAAAGAAAAGCACAGGGCATCTAACATAGTAGACTTCCCTGCACCGTTTAATCCTATAATAAGGGTGCTTGGTGTTTCGCTTAGAGGAACTTCAGTGAACTGTTGTCCTGTAGACAGGAAGTTCTTCCAACGAATTTTCTCAAACTTGATCATTCAGTACTTCTTTTGTAGGAGGAAACACGATGTCATCTGGTTGGATGATAGTGTAATGATATCCAAATTGTCCACAGTTTCTTTTGACATCCTCTTCGTGGATCTCCTTAACCATCAACTCTCTGCTGTAATTATCTGCAATCAGATGTTGATGGTATCTATCAGCATCATCATGGACATCAAATATTTGCACTACCCTCTCTTTAATAGTGTCATCATTAACAGCATACACCCCTCCGCTTCTTTTGTCAACTAGTACGTACATTAGATTCTCTGTGCCTCCACATACAATGACTTTAATATAGAAAATATTTCATCTTTATTATCAACTTCAGCAACACACTTCTGTAAGATAGTTAGTGTGTCTTCAGATTCTATAGACTCATCTATGTCCTCCAAGTATACGAACTGATCCTCAATAATTTTTAGATCAGCAACGTTGGAATCATTTATTTTTTTAAGTATTTGGTCGAATAGTATTTGGTCTTCTTTCTTTTCTACAATAAGTTTAACGTAACTACCTCTCAACATCTTATAATCTATAGGAGAAGTTTCAGAGTCTTTATAGATGATCTTGTGGAACATCTTAACTGGATTTTTAACAAAAGTTAAACGTTTCGTCTTAGTATTTATGACATGGAAACCTCTCTCCTGACCGTAATCGTTCCAATATAGTTGGTACGGATTACCGAGGTATTGGATGTTACCTTTTCTACTTCTCATATGGAAGTGACCAGTACATACTAAGTCAAACTTATCATAATCTTCTGGATTATCTCCATGCTCCATAGTATGACCAGGAACTGCTTCGAATCCATTGAGTTCTAGGTGTCCAAGACATATAGATGACTTACTTGCCCTGATAGCATCAGCAGTTTCTTTCCTATTCTCATCACATATCCATGGTAACATGAAAAAATCTAGTCCACCAATATTTTTATCCTGTGCGTAGTCGTAGATTGTTATATTATTATAGTCTTGCAGTAATAATTGTGGTGAATTAATTCTGAGTGTATTCTTATAGTAAATATCATGATTACCTATAAGCATATGCATATGTACGTTCCTCTCTTGTAGAGGAGTAAACCACATCTCCTTTGCTGCATCTAGAGAATGGAAATTTACATACTTTCTTCTATCAAATGTATCACCTAGACATATGATAGTATCTATTTTATGTTTATCGATGTAAGGAAGGACAGTTTCACTATAGAATTCTCTGTATCTATCGATATAGTATTGGTTGTCGTTCCTTACTCCGAAGTGTTGATCAGTTATTAACAGGATCTTGGATGTCATACTCGATAGATATCTTCTTTGCCATTCTACCAGAGGAATCGGAGACTGTCAATCTCTCTACATTACCACCAGTCATGATGTGGAGTTCATTGACTAGTTCCTCTATTCTTTTAGAGTTTCTATCCATATCTCTGTCTAGTCTCCACATTTGCTTTGATTGCTTCTAGACTTGCTTGGTCATCTGTACCATCAGAGTGGAAGACTTCCTCATAACCTTTACGTTCTAAGATCTTTTCTCTAATAGACTGCTGCCTTTTTTCTTTTGCTATACGTCTTAGGTATGCATAGTAAACTATCTGTGTGAAATATGCAAAAGGATTTGAGGATTTGTCTGGATCGAAGTTGTGTATGTATTGTATACAGTTTTCTATACCATCACCTATCATGTCTTCTCTATACATGTAGTTGATAAAGTTAGGTCTATATGATAAGTGTGTTGCAATTTTGAGGAAACACTCACCTATGTAATTTGTAACTCTTGGTTTATCTTCGCCCTTCTCTTTCGCTCTCGCTACTCGATTACGATAGATAACCAGTTCTGCGAGAAACTTCTTGTTATCTACATAGTGCTCTTTTTTCTTGGTTGACTTTCTTGCCATTGTACCAGCCATGTTTGTAATTGCTGTTGCCATAATAATAGCATAAATGCAACCAAATGTCACGTCTGATACATGAGGGGTTGACAACCAGTTAGATTTTGGGTAGACTCAACACTGTTAAGGGTTGGAAGGGTCACCAGGCTTATTATTCCAGATCTTTTCTAGAATCTCTCGTGCCGATGACACCTTTGCGATAAGACCCATATTACTATTCATAGGGATCTGTCCTTTATCGGGTTCTTCTTCATGTAATATTTCTTTCTTTACCCATCGTTTATACATCCTGATAGCATCCTTAGACATTGGAGCGATGCTGATCACAGATTTTTCTTCTAGTACATAGAACTCCTCTTCACTGAAGTTCATCCATTTGATAAATCCGACCGCCACTTTCTGTTCCCCATCCTCACTACGGTTGGGGTCTAGTTCTATAACTTTAGTCTTAGCAGGGTGTTGTATGAACAATAGATCCTCTTTTGATTCTGGATCTATACTCAATAACACTTCACCAAGGATTTCCTCACCTGTAATTAGTTTTACAGTGCCATAAAATTGTTCGTCGTGTCGGATGTAATTAATCATTCTTGAGTTTGACTTCCTTGATTTCATAATCAAAACTTTCTTCTTCGTATATTTTTATGCGTTCAGTGAGGTGACGAAGAGTATAATTATGTCGGGATCCTCTAGAGCAGTTATCAGCAATATCAAATAATACTGCCTGTGCTTTGTTGTCTCCCTTTCTCAAGACCCTACCAATTGACTGAAGATTTCTGACCCTCGACTTGGATGGACTTGCAAAGATAACATTATGCAAATTTCTTATATTGATACCAGTAGAGAACGTTCCATAAGATGCTAATATGATTGCATCCTTTTCTGTCTCACATATAGTACGTGCTTCTTCACGTGCTACAGCATCAATACCACCGTGTATGAAAAAGATCTTGCGACCCTCTCTTACCTTACTATTTAGGAGCTCCCATAAAGGATCCCCATGCTTCTCCACGTAGTTAAAAAGGATCAAAGTGTTACCTGTGAGGTCACACGCTAGATTACATATCAAATTATTTCTCTTAGGATGACTAATCAAGTAATCTATCTCTTGGAAATAGTCATCAAAGGGTACATACCCATGTTTTAACAGTAGGACACACACCTTTAATGGTGTTAAGTGTCCTTTTTTCATGAGATCTATAGTCTTAGTTACCTGATCTACCTTACCAAACAGTCCTTCTAACACTAATTGATGAGTCTCCAAACCATCTAGGGTACCTGTCAGTCCGACTCGGTACTTGGCATCATGACACTTAGTGAGAATACCTGTCAGACTTTTCGCCTTATATAAATGTGCTTCATCACCTATGATGACATCAAATCTCTTAAAAAACTTTCGAGGTTCCTTATAAATGCTCTGCCATGTACTGATTACTATAGGATGATCTGTATATTTTTCTACTCCTGCCTTAATTTTATATACTTGCTTACCTCCCCAACCATAATCCTTAAAGTCTTTCGCCATTTGTTCTACCAAACTGACAGTAGGTACAATGATTAGTGTGTTTCTATTCCAACCATCTAGGTGCCAACGCACTATTGCATAGATGATTAGGGATTTTCCCGATCCTGTGGGTGAGAGTAGTAACTTGCGATTATGTCTAAGTGCCTGATAAATTGCTCGTAGTTGATAGTCTCTTGCTTTAAAAGGAATGTTGAGAGATCTAACGTACCCCGCAATAGCCTCAGGTGATACGATAGGTTCAGTCTCATCTGGTCGTCCATAGTTGTCATTCTCCTCTATGTCAAATTCGTACCCTCTTGTCTCCAAAAAATCAGTGACATAATCAAAAAGACCCGCATATATCTCACCAGTAGCAGGTGAATATAAACGGATCTTGCCATCCCACTTCCATTTTTGGTACTGTGGCATGTACTTAGCACCAGGAACTTCGAACTGGAAGTATTCACTTAGTTCCTTATGGACATGCGGTTCTGCAGTTACCTTAAGGTAAACCTCGTTCTTCTTTTTTATGACAGTCATCAATAGTTTTCATACTTTCGGAGCTCGATAACGTTTTTAATTTGGAATCCTCGATTAGAGCACTGCCTAAGAACGTTCTCTAAATAATTTATACAAGTTTCGAGGTAGTCACATTTCTGCTTGGTTCTGATGTACTCATCATCTGCCCAGATGTATGTGTTAAGGTCACCTTTAAGTACCTTATAGTTAAAAGGTCTCTCAGCGTATACCTTTGCAGGTGCTTTACCAGAATAGTACTCGAACTTCTCCTTGTACATCCTTTTATTCTTAGCTTCAGCGTCTGATAATAATAATCTGAACTGTGACCAGATGTTTAAATATTTTTCATGGATAACTGTGACCTTAAAGTTCTCTGTGTCTAGGTCATTTGTGTCAATTTTACAGTCTTCTAACCATGATGTGCGAATATCATCAAGATTCATTTAAGTTGTGTCTTACGTACTCCATAAGTATCCTGTATATCATACACCGCATATCTAAAACTTGCTTGTGCTACAGCATACTCACTACCATCTATTGTAGCATTAAATTCTAGTGCTGACAAGGACACTGGGTACATATCTTTAAAAGTTACGAAGAAATTGGTCTGAAAATTACTGTTCAGTACTGCTAGAGATCCATCTGAACGTACACTACCATCATTTCCTATACCAATCTTCTCATTTGATACCTCTATTAGTTTTTCTCTCTCTGCAAATTTCTCACCAATACTTAAACCTCTCATCCAGTTGTGAATAATTAAATAATTTTCTAGATTCTCATCGATTAAGAAGTTCATATTGAGTGGTTCGTATGTCAAACCATGAGAGTCGAATGGTATAGGTCTACCCATGATAGTGGGTTGATTTACCTCACCAACTGTGATGCCAGGAATATTACATGTCTGCGAAAAGTAAGTCACCTTAGGGAAATCCGCTAAGATAAACTTAAATCCTATGGGTGATAGGAAGTTTCTATTCTCTATCTGTCCCTGCCATGTTTGTACGTCTGCCATTACTCTACAGTATCATCCGTACTATTTAGTTCCTTCATCACATCGTCATGGTCTTGTGCTGCTCTCTTGTATGCATCATAGAAGAGTTCCATGTCATCTAATCCCTTTACTACAGAGGGTTTGGAGACAAAAGTTGTTGTTGGTTTCTCTTCTTTATCCCATATCTCATGTATTTTCTGAACATCAGCGTCTACAGTTCTCATTTCATTGTGGATTTTAGTCTCTATCCACCGTTCTTTGAGTGCAGATATCAATCCTAGCACCAAAAAAGAGATAGGAAAACGTTGTTTTTTCGCCCATCTCTCTGCTTTAGCATACCAAGGATCAGTTCCTTTGCCAAATTGTTTTTCGAATTCTATCATCTTCTTCTCCTCCTCCTCTTCTTCTTTGTAAACAACTGAAAGATAGGTCTAATCAAAAACAGATCTAGCACCTCAATGAGGAACACAAATCCTAAGAATATTACTACTCCTGCTAAAACTATAGGTTCTAATATCTTGTTCATACTCTTACAATAATGTCACCGTCTCCTTCATCATCATCCTCATCGTCTTCTTCTTCGATCAGTTCTTCTATACGTGACTGTAAGGATTCATGTAATGGATCTTTTACTGGTGGGATCTGTGAGAAACTTGCTACCATCAACTCATCACCATTCTGTACATCTGTCATCTCAGGGTGCACCTTTTTAGGTTTGTAGGTCTCCATAACCTTACCATAACTCTGATCAAATGCTTTCCATCCCTGCCACATTAACCTAAATGCGTTATACAGTAGGAATAAAAACGCAATACCAAATAGATAACTCAATACAATCTGCTCCCAACCTTAGGAATTTTTGTTAGTCCTTCTTTTATATATGGAAGAACTTCATCTTTGACCTGTTCTGTAACTTTATCAATTATATTTACATCTATATGCATGAATGGTGGTATAATACCAAGTATACGTAGCAATCCATCTACAAACAGTGCGAGTGTAGTAAATCCTAGTATCATAGAGATGACAGTAGCGTCTCTGTTATGCTTACGCATTGACTCTTCGTCAATTAGTCGTGCTTCAGCAACTGCTTTCTCTACTGCTTTTGCAATTAGTTCATCTACTTCCTTCTTGGTGTAGAACGTACCAATCACAGGGAAATCGTGTCTGTCCATAATCTTATTTAGAGCATAGCATAAAAAAAGACCCCTGTAAAGGGGTCTTCGTGTGTGTATCGTGATGAACGATTTACATTAGGTTGTCAACAAGAACTCTTCTGTAGTATCTGTTCTTGTTAGGATCAAGATCTCCACCGCCTTGGTCAGTGCCTTCCGCAAATGGGTTAGCAACCATACCGTAACGAGTCTTAAAGCCAATTTTTGGTTGGAATGTATCCTGACCAACGGCTCTGACCATTTGGAGTGGAACGTAAGGACAGTAGAACAGTCCTGCGTCGTATGCAGATGAACCTTTGTATCCTGCAACGTAGAAGTGTCTGTCACTTACGTTTGCTGAATAAGGATCAACGTATACCTTGATTCTTCCGTTTAATGTACCAGCTAGTGTGCTGCTATTATCATCAGGAAGTAAGTTTGAGTTACCAGCTAGAGCAGGAGTGTAGTCAAGTACACCAGCCATTGATAGAGCAGATGCAACGTCAGCAGAGCAAATTAAGATGTTGCCCTTTCCACGTCTTGTCTCGTGCCCGATAGCGTTCATGTCTCTTTCTATCTGGAATAGAAGACCTTTAAACTTCTCAACTGACCATCTACCGTTGGAGTCAACGTCTAGGTCAAAGACACCTGCAGTTGCTGTGTTGTTCTGTGCACCAGGTCTTGCGACTTTGTATACAGATCTTACAACTTCACGGTTGATTTCAGCAAGTACTTCTGTTGAGAGGATATTTGCTAGTTCAGACTCAGCGTCTAAACCGTGAACTGCCTTAAGGTCTTGTGCTAGTTCTAAACTGTACTCAGCCTTGAGTGCTCTGGACTTAGCAGTCACAGTAACTTTCTCAATACTGAAGTTCATTTCAGCGAACTGGTTACCAGATGCATCACCTAATGCTTCAGCTTCTGCTGTAGGCATTCCGTCTGATGTATTGTATGTACCAGATGCGTTTAGAAGTCCTGGGTTAGATCCAGACTGTGCTGTTCTTCCTAGGTCGCTAGCTGCGTTCTCTGCTGAGAACTCGGAATCTGCTTCGTTAAAGAACGCTTCAGTTCCAGCTGTACGGTTAGTACCGTAACGTGATCTCATTGCGAAGATAAGTCCAGTAGGACCTGTCATTGGTTGTACACCTGCAATGTCATAAGCAATAAGCTTAGGCATTGATCTTCTGATTAATGAGATTAAAACTGGGTCAAAACCTGCTACAGGACCAGTTGCAGTAGATGAACCACTGAAACCTGCTGTACCTGCAGACATTGTTGGTGATGCTTCATTAAGCACACCTGCTTCTTCCCTTAAAAATCTTTCTTGGTTTTCTAACAGGACAGAGGTAACTGCCTTTCTATATCCGTCTTTGATATCATCTATCTCAGAGTGATCTAAAATGGGTTTCCACTTTTCCTGCAATGATTCTGAATTAAACATTGCTTGTTTTAAAAAAAGTTAATTGATTACAAATTCTCACGTATTAGTTGCCCCAACGTGATAATGCATTTACGTAGTGAGACATTGCGTCACCAGTAGCACCATTATCTCCCTCAATTGTGACTTCATCGGATTTCTCCTCAGCAGCCGCAGGTTTGGTAGAGAAATAAGACTCTTTAAGAGTGTTTATTTTCTCACGATAAGCATCTTCATTCTCGAACTCAACAGCTTCTGCAAGAGATTGTAACTTTTCCTTCTGTGCGAGGGAAAGTCCTCCGCTTAGCTCGTTCACGATCCCATTCTTGATATAATTGCCGACCTCGTTAGATAGTCCGACATTCTCTTCGATTTGTTCGTTGAGTTTAGTTTCCATAGTATCGAGTTGCTTAGTCATTTCGTCAACTAAGTCAACTTTTTCGTCGGGAAGATCAATGAAATTCTCGACAAAAACCTGTTTGAGTCCAGACATGACAGATTCTGCCATCTCAGTCTTAATTCCGTGCTCGATTGCGAGTTCGTTATTCTTAACCCACTGCTCTACGTGGTACTTAAGAGTCTCGTCAACCTTTTCTGCAAGCTCGGTCTTAATAGTCTCGACTTCTTCGTCTAGGACTTTTGCATAATCAGTATGCATACGTTCTAGTTCTTCGTTTATTTTGGAGATAACTGCTGCTTCGAAAATTGTTTTCGCTTTCTCCTTAAACTCTTCAGAAAGATCTTCTCCTTCAGTAAGAGCAGCAACATCAGATGATAAATCGATTTCGATTGTTTCTGTTGTATCATCTTCGGCAATAACTTCACCTTCAGGTTCGTGACCTGCCTTTACATCACCTGCAGTGCTAAACTCTGCCTTCTGTGCTGATGCATCAGATGGTTTTGTTTGTGGAGGTGTTGCTGTTGGTCCGCCACCAGTCTTGTACTTATTGGATTCGTCGTCTGGTTTAGAATTAAATGGAGTAGGTCCACCTAAATCCTGTACACCTTGACCAGGAGTTCCAGTTTCAGATTTTGGCATTGCATCGCCAGGTTTCGCATTCTTAGTGACTGCGTTTTCATCAAGATTGTCTTTTTCCTTAGACATGTTGTCTCCTCGAATATACAAATAAGGTTATTGCTATAGTTATTTAGACATTATAGACTTTTTAAGAACGCATCAAATGCGGAAACGTTCCTTTCAGCAAGTTGAGTACGTGATGCAGAGTTAATTCTGTCTTTGATTGTCTCCAATCTTTGCTCAGAAACACCGCTACCACCCCAAATCCATTCTTTCCCTTCCATGATTCCATTTACGAAAGCATCAGGTGCTGATGGATCTGCAACGATATCTGCTGCAGTTGCTAGTATAAAGTCATCACAAACAACTTTACAACCGTTTTGTTCTTTGATAGAACCTAGGCCACGTGATGAGACTCCTAGTTTGATGCCTTCATCAAGTAGTTCTCTCGTAACACGACCCATAGGAGTGTCAAGAATCCGTGCTTTACCCACGAAATTATTTCCACTTTCTTTAAGGGATGTGATAAGGTGTGATACCCTGTCCAAGTTAATTGTTGGACCTTCTGGATGACCTAACTCACCCATTGCACGACCTTTTTGTATGTAATTTTCGTTGTACTTCTGTACTTCTCTACCTAGAGTTTCCAGTGGATACATACGTCCATTACGATTTTTGATCGCACCTTGTAGGAATACACCTTCGATATAAGTTCTTTTCTTAGAACCTTTACCCTCGGTGATTACCTTAGTATCATCAATTTGTTCCGTTATCAGTAGCATCAGGTGTTACCTCAGTTTCAGCAGTTGTTGTTTCCGCACTATCTTCAGGCTCAACTTCAGTCTCAGCAGGAGTAGGTGGTGTAAACATTTTAGATCCAACGTCTTGTTTCAGTGCATCTATACTGTCTACAGCAAGTTCTTTCATGCGAGAATCAACGTAATCGCTCAGGTCTTTCTGACCTGCGAATACGGAATTGACAATATCAAGTGAGTGTTGTGAAGGCATAATTTAGTTCTCTATACTTATTATTTAGATATCTCCCTTTTTATAATCCTTAGGATCCATAGTTGGCTCCTCTTCTACTGGTTCTGGTTCGGGAGGCATCGCTGCCATTTCCATCTGTTGTTTCTCTAACTGAGCAAGCTCCGCAGGAGGTACAACTAGTCCAGCCTTGATCTCATTCGCCATTTGTTCGTCTATTTCACCGAACTCAGCATCAGTTTGCTTAAGTATATAGCGACGCATATACTCTAAACTGAAGTACTTACCGACAAAAGGATCCATCTGTTGCATGAGACCCATCCTCTCATTCATTACTTCCTTCTCTTTCATTTCAGAGAAATAGTTGTCAGCAATGAAACTATATTGGATGTGCTCTTTAAACTCATCCCACTCATCGATACTTATAACACCCTTCAGTATTAACTGTGTCTTGAGTAGATCGTTAAAGAGATCAGTAAACTTCTTACGCAGTCTAACAATAAACTTCTGGAACTTAACTTCATCCCTTGTTATCTCTGCACTACGTCCAATGTTAAATGAGGATTCAGATTCTAATCTGGACTCAGGTACATTGAGTGAACGGTATAATTTCTTTTGGAAATACTTTACGTCCTCTAGTTCACCTAGATTCTGTCCGCCAGGTAGAGTTGTTATTTCAGTTCCTCTACCACCTTCACGTCTAGGTAACCAGAAGTCTTCTAGCATAGACATGAATTTCTTGTCGTCTCTTATCTCACCAGTGTCAGCATTATATACTAACTTGTTTCTATAGCGGGACATAACCTCACGGAGGTATTGTTCTGCTTTTTGCTTAGGAAGATTACCTACATCGATGTAGAATATTCTCCTTTCTGGTGCACGAGACAATCTATATATAACCAAACTGTCCTCAATCATTCTAAGTTGATTAAGTGCTTTGATTGCTTTATGTAGATGAGAAAGAACATAGTTCCTCTGCATATCCATTTGTCCTGAGTGAACATATGTGATTGCGTCAGGTGCAATTCTTACTCCGTTATTCTCATATCCCTTAAGTCCTTTGGGTGAGTAGATGTAATACTCAATTGACTTAGGTACTAAAGTTGATACTTCTGGATCTATGACTGCTTGTCTATCCTTAGGTTTATCAAACTCTATAACTTTTTTAATTTTACGAGGGTCAATGTATCTTAATTCTGTGATTCCTTGTGCAGGATCATCTACATTAATCATCTTATGATAGAATAATCTACCATCTATGTACCATCTTCTGAATATATCATACGCTTTCCTATCAAAATCTAATAGAACTAAAACGTTTTCGAACTCCTGTCGTATAACATTCCTTAGATTCTGAGAAACTTTTAGGTTTTGTAGATCTATATCTACAGGGTGATCGTTAAGATCTCCTGCTATTGCTTCGTTTACTACGTCGTTGATTGCAGAGTCTGCTTCTGGATGAAGAGACATTTCTCTATAACGACCAATAAGATCAGCTTCGCTTGCTTTATTAGCAGCGTCACCCATCTCTACATACTGACCAAAATAACCACCTGCAACTATTGGACTCGCAGCATCTTCTGATTCCTTACGCACAAAAGAAGGCTCGGTACTTTTCGTACCCTTAGCCTTCTTTCTATCTAACGAATAACCAAATAATTGAGACATCAAATATTCCCGTGTTTACTGTATCATAACATATTTATCAAGTTTTAACAATGCTAGTCTGTGTTAGCAGTGTTGCTCATGTTCACTGGTGTCCAGTATTGTACTTGGAACTCTACAGTATACTCTTCTGGAGTATCATTACTTTCCCAATCTAGATCGATTGCGGAAATGTTTGATGGCCAGATTGATTCGAAATGGTATTCTTTTGATTTAACACCCTTTCTGTTAAACTGCTGAACTCTAGCATCTGTCTGGTAACTACCAATGTTAGTACTACCTGAGATGTTAAGTCTATAGTCTTGGATTGCTGCTGCCCATGCTTCGAACTGTCTACGGAGTCTGAACTCTTCGTCGTTTAGAACTGTGATAGTCCATGGTTCGAATGTTCTGTCTCCTGCAATCTTAAGCTGTCTTCCTCTGAAAGGAACGTTGACTACACCTATTGTAGATGCAGGTAACTGTGCTGCTTTGATCATAAAGGTACTTAGTTGTGTACCATCTGTGGATACGAAAGACGGTTCTTTATCAGCATCGTCTTGTGTGTTTCCACCTGCAAGTGAACCATCAGTTCCTATAGTAGGAAATGATAGTTGGACTTGGAACAGATTGGGGCGTGCTAGCTCACCGATCTGGGTTCTAAAGTCTAATATACTTTTTTTAAGTTGGTCTGGCATTGTTTTTACCTAACGGGAATTAAGATACGATTTCAGCGAACGAAGCACCTGTCCTCGTAGCTGTGAATTGTAGTGTAATGAAGTTGATTGATCTTGTAGGTTTTACGAAGATCTCAGCGAAGAACTCTCCTCTGTCAACTGCATCTGCAGGGTTGTTTGTCTCATCACACACAACCAAGAAGTCTACAACACCACGTCTTGCCTGAACACCTCTAAGATAAGGAACAACTATGTTCTTAAATCCTTGTCTGGTGAACTCATCATTCATTTCGAAGAGTTGTGACTTAGCAGCAACTGAGATTGCTCTCTCAATTACAAGGAATAAACGACGAACGTTAATTCTATCGAATGCACTCGCAATGCCTTGAGCAGTTTTGTCACCGTAAAGTACGATGCCTTGTCCTGGGAAGGAGCAGATTGGGTTAACTCTTGCAGAGTATAATCTGTCTCTCTGTTCTTTTAGAGGTGAGTATGCTAGTTTAATAGCGTTACGTAATTGTCCTCTAGAGAATCCTGCAGGTGAGAACCATGGTTCTTGATTAAGTGCTGTACTTAATGTTAGTCCTGCAATGTCAGCATTACATGGTAAGTATCTATATTTATCAGTGTACTTGTCATATATGTACTTGTAGTTATTATCGAACACACCGTAAGATGTAGAAGATAATGAATCAAAGAACTCAATAACACGATCCACGATAGTGTTTGTGCTTGGTACTCCTATCACTCTATCTCTTGGAGGTGATATGAATGCCATGCAATCCTTACGTACTGCAGCGATGTCAAGCATCTTTTGTGCTTTTGCTGTACTGTCTGTAAGGTTGCTCATCGCAGGACCCATGAGAACGTAATCGATCTCGATTGTTTCCTGATCAGAGAATAAGTCATATGAATCAAATAACTTATCTTTGTCTAGTGTGTATCCGTCAACTCCACCACGAAGACTGTACTTAACAGTAGAAGAATTCTTAGTGTATAGTAAAGGGATAGCAGAAGGGTTAGCACCTGTTGGATCATCTGCACTTAAGATTGCAGAGTTGTTCTTTAATAGGTCAAACTTTCTGTTTGTTGATGAACTACCAATATCTCCTGTTGCATTGCTGTCAACATCGAAGATCAAGATTGCTTCATGTGAACCCCACCATGTGTATGTGGAGTTGAGTTTGATTACATCCTTGTAGTATAAGTTCTGTCCTTGAGGTGACTTAGCATCAGATGCTTTAGATACGTCTAGGAATTTTTCTAGAACAGATCCAGGTACACCAGTGATACCACCGTCTCCATCAATAACTAAGATGTGCATTAGGTCTCTGAAACCACCACGATCTGCTGCGTACTGTGAAGTACCAGGTCTAGGTGCGATTGCTGACCATTTCTGGTTAGGACCATAGTAACGTGAATCGTACTCATCTTCTATAGCAGAGATAGTTACGTTGTCACCTGCGTTGATGTCAGATGATAGTGTGGAAGAATCCTTAATCACCATGTTAGCAGCAAACTTTTCTGATCCTTCGTTGTTTGCAACTGTTAGTCTTCTCTGAATCTTAGAAACGACTGCACTGTCTCCAGTTGCAGATCCTGCTGATCCACCACTGTTTGCTAGTTCAGTAACTGTGTCTCCAACTTCTAGGTAGTCAGAACCAGTGTCATCAACTGATAGTTCGATCCTTCTAGAGGATGCATCATAAGCAACTACTCTACCTGTTACGTTTCCTGCAACAGCAGTGTAGAAGTTATCTGCTTCGAATGATCCAACTAAGTTAGATCCTGCTTCGAATGTAACTATTAAAGAGTAACTATAAACTTTAGATGTTACGTTAGAAGCACTTACGTTAACACCTTTTCCTGATGTAAACTTCCACTCATTACCTGATGAAGGAGCAGTTAACCAAAGAACTTGGTCAGGACCAGCGTCTGTAGCGATAACTCTTACTGAGTTTCCGTAGATACCTGGTGTTCTTGCTGCCCACTTAAAGTCATTAGAAGCATCTTCCGTAGTACTTTCGTAAGTCTGGATGTTCTTAATGATAGGTGGCGTAACACCTGAAGAAGTTTCTTCGTTTATTGTGGTCTTGTTTGTAGTAACTGTCTGTAAAGATACCGCAGATCCGTCAGTGTGTGCTGCTGCAGTTGTACCTAGAGCACCACGTGTAACTGTAAGATCATTAGTAGAAATGTTTGTTACCTGTAAAATCTCAGTATCGATTAAGATGTAACTGTTATTCTGTACACCCAATGTAGATGCAGAAGTAACTGTAAGAGTTGTATCTGAATCAGTGTAAGTACCACCTTCATTTACAGTAGAAGCAGTTCCAGCTGGTTCTATAAGTGTGATCTGTGATGCTGAAGCGTGAGATACAGCAGATGTGCTCCATGCTCCACGAGTTACGGTAACATCATTACCTGATATTGCAGTAACTTTTAATATCTCAGCATCAATCTTGATGTAGTCATTGATGTCAAATCCTGTTGCAGATATAACTGTAAGGGTTGTATCAGTTGCACTAAAAGAAGTTGATATTATAGTAGTTGCATCGATTGCGTTCTTTAGTGATGAGTTATCTGATCTAACAATCTTAACAGATCCACCATATAGTAGAAACTGTGCTGCTGAGAACCAATACTCATAGTTGTAATCGTTCGGTTTACCAAAAGTGTCAATTAATTCTCTTTCGCTAGAAATAGTTTGGACTTCTTCTACAGGTCCTTTCTCAAATGCCCCACATATCGCAGCAACGTTATCAACCGTTGCGTTGGTGGTATGGGTCAGATCTCTTTCTAGTACGACAACACCTGGTGATGCTTGTGTGCTTGCCATCTGTTATACTCCGTTATTAGTCAGTGACTGGAATGCTACTAATATTTAGAAAATAGTTACTTTACACGGGGAAATTTTGGGGAAGCTACCAGTCTGGATATAAATCTACTTCTTCTTTTACCTTTCCTCTCCTTGCTGTTCTCTTTATTGTACATACTTTACATTCATATGAGAAGGCAGTCAAACTACTACCTCTATCTCTGTGTGTCATGTAGAAATCATCCAATAAAGACTTCTCTTTACCACATACACGACAAACTCTTTCTTTAAACATCAGATGTTCGAACTCTACTAGTTTCTGAACTTCTGTGTATGCTTCATTCATGATAGATACTCCCACATATAGGATTTATTACCATACTCATCCATAACATCAGGTCTATTATTAGTTTGCCACACATCTCCTTCTTTATCTACGAATGTTTCTTCACCTAGACCATCATCAACGAATCCAAAGGGTGCCATATCCTGTTCGATACCTTCCCTTTGCTCTTTATACATCCTTGCTCTTACATCGTTGTCGTGAAGTTCTTTAAAATAGTCGGAAGTTGCCAACCAACTAAAGATAACCAAGCACATAGCAAGATCATCATTACAACCCTCTTCGGCTTCCCATGCTTGTCCTTTTTGGATGAAGGTTGTGAGTTCTGAGATAATTTGATAGTCATTTAATAGTAGTTTGTCGTCCTCTAGTAATTGTTTTAGGTTAGAACACCCAGTTTTCTTAACTGTAGTGGACATTTTAACACCTAGTTGTACTTTTGTACCACTAAATCCTTGTCCGATGACCTGTCCTGCACGTCCACGCATAGCAGACATCAATAGATTGTCATATTCTAGATCAAATTGTAAAATATCTCCTATCTGTGCACCAATATCATTAATTTCTACAAGAATATACGCATGATTGTACGCACATGCCACTTCATGTATGATATTTGGGAATAATAATGGTTTTATTGTGTTGTTTCGGTACTTGGCTACTAGTTGATACGGTATTGTTGTCGTATCTATCACGCAAAAGGCACTATAATCCTTAGTTACACCCCTAGCAACGTCTACAGTGATGGTATATTGATGTTCTTTCTCTGGTTTGATGTATACATCTAAACCTTTATTGCTTGTAATAGGATCTTCATAGGTCATAGTCCTTAATTTAGATGCTGATATCAATGTATCAACAGATCCTAGGAACTCACACTCAAACTCAACTCGGAATTGTTCTTCCGATGTGTTGGCTATCGTTTGTTCTTTCCAGTCGGCATCTCTACCTGGTACTTGTGACCAGTGAACCTCCGTTGTCGTGTACTCGTTCTTACCTCTCTCGGCATCATGCCAGAGTTTGTAGAACATGTTCATCCCGTGAGGTGTACTAATGATGATAACCTTGGTAGATTTACCAGATGAGATAGTAGGATATACAGAACTAAAGAACTGATCAGCGATATGATTCGGAATGAAAGCGAATTCATCCAGAAATATAACATTAAACGACATACCCCTAACAGCACTTGCACTAGTACTTGCAGCAAGGATTTTAGATCCATTTTCCAACTCCAAACTTCCTTTGTTCCACCCCACAATACCTTGTTGCATCCACTTAGGTAAGTTTTCATAGGAAAGTTGTAACCTTCCAAGCATCTCCCTAGCAGTTGCTGCTTTGTTAGCAAGTATTGCTACGTTCACATTATCATTAAACAGTACATACCATAGCAAGTATGATGTAACGACTGTAGATTTACCAGACTGTCGTGGTAACTTTGCTATGTTAAATCTGTCATCATGAAACTTCTGTACCATGCCCTCTTGGAAATCATACAGGTCAAAAGGTATCAAACCTTTATCCAGTGACACAATTCTAATGTGTGTTCTAATAAAATGTACAGGATCTTGGCTGCACTTAATAAACTCTTGCACCTGTTCGGGTGTAAAGTTAGTTGCAACGTTCGCCTTTTTAAGGTTGGGGTTACCTAGATATACATTTTCGTTAGCCATTTAAGACCATTCCCTCTTTAATTGTCTGATGTCATCGGTGCCGAATAGTGCTCTACATTTCTGTTCAGCATCCTGACGTAGGTTAGATTCACAGAGAAACTCAACCTTTACCAGTCGGTTAGACGCATATTTTACTTGGGCAGACCACCTAGTACTATCCATTTGGTAGAGTACCTTGACTCCTACGTATCTCACGTAGTTCCTCGAAGTTCTTTTTCTTTGTACCTCCGTCATACTCCCACGCATAACCTTCTTTAATCATCTGTTCATTGAGTGATACAGTATCATCGCCAATGTATAACCAACCAAGAAGCCTACCATACTTACCCATGCCACCTTTAAGTTCGGTTCTGATAGTAAGTTCGTGCTCTCCACTCAAAGTATCCTCCAACGTTGCTTTCATCCAGTTAGTTGCATCTATTCCCAATGCCTTCTCTTCCAAGTCTCTTGTTCTTTTCTCTGGCGTATCAATTCCTGCAATTCTAACTCTTTCTTTCTTGTATAAATCAAACCCCAAATCAATGGTGACATCAATAGTATCCCCGTCAACAACACGATTAATCTCCGTTACTCTAAAGTTATAGCAGGACTTCCTACTTGGTGGAATCATCGCTCCCATCATTCATCTCCGCAAAGCTCATCTTTAGTATATAGACGATATACCAAGTAACTATTATGAGAAGTATCCCAACCATAATATTAACTCCCCAGACTACTTGCATGCTTCTAATATTTGATCGTTAGTTAATTCTACGTCACCTAGCATATTTAATTGCAATTCATCTGCATCTACTATTGCATCATCCTTATTCTTACGAGCATGTAACCAATAGTATGTACCATCTTCTCTCTTATAAAAATAACTGGTGTTGTGTGAGTCTATACATGCTACATGAAGCAAACTTGGATCAGTCATTCGCCTATAGTGTGGATAACAGGGTTTTCATTCTTTAGTATATCATATAATTCTTTATCTTCTGCTGCTGATATAGGAATGAACTCCGTCTCAGCATTAAAATCTTCGTATCTATGTGCCTGATTGATTACAATAGAACCATTCTCTCCTGATGTAGACCTGTGGTATGTACCTCTTGGTAGATATAACGCACCACTTTGTCTTCTCAGATGTATTATATGATAGGGACATTTAAAGTTAGAGTTTACTATCTCAAAAGTTCTCTCACCATCAATGACTCTGTTGTAATCATCTTGATATCGATGTATATAAAATTGTTTAGCACCCACAAAATCATCTGGGGGTGATGTGGCAGCACCTTTATGTACTACAAGGTCTGTTGCATTACATTCTTCTACAGATATATCATAGAAGGTAACATCATCTGTTTCTTTAAACACACGATGCTTTCTAAAAACTATACTACTCATACTTGGTTAGATCACAATCAACTAGGATTTCTCCTACATGCTCTACTTTAGCAGGTCGTCCTATTTTTTGCAATATATCACCAGGTATCTTCTTCTGACTAATGTCATAAGGTATAGGTGCATTTGCTACACATACTCTTACACATTCTAATTCTTCTCTAGTTAAAGGAACCATGGTAACAATACCATTGTTGTGATCCCAATCAATTTTTGTCATTCTGATGTTGTAATTTTTGTACTACAGTTTCTTTCTGCATAGGTGCTACATCATTGAGTCCTCTTGCATCAAACCATGGTGCATCTTCCCAATCAAATCCTTCACCGAAGGTATTGTCAGGTGACATGACATACCAATGACACTTAGCATCAGGTATGTCTACAGCACAAACTGCCCAATCATCTGCCCACTGTGGTACTTGTACGTACATCACAGGTAGATGATTAGCAAATAATGATATGATGAATGAGAATAAAATCATGTTAATATTTAGGAATATCAAACAGCACATCATTAATATACACTTCTGCCCACTCTTTGTCAAACCATTTTGTTAATACCTGCATAGTTTTCTTATTTTTTCTCTGACATTTAGCGTACCATATCTGATCATTATATCTAATCATTGTCTTTATCCAGTTCCTTCCTTTACGAGACTTATTTACTAGAGCACAGTATACCTCTAGATATTCTTTGACTATTCTAATGAACTGTTCTTTCTCCGAATCGTCTTGCAGTCTTACAAACTGAACAAATGGTGAGAACACATCGTCACCCCATGAAGGTATTGCTCTCCTTTGTTTAAAAGAATATGAGTTAGATATCCTAGATAAGTCTTTGTTTAATGCTGTTACACCCTTAATAGGTGACACATCTACTATTGCTGCAGTAATTATATTGTTCACAGAGACTATATCACACCCGAAGATCGGAATATTATAGTGTGGATCTGGCCAATATACTGAGTGAACTATCTCTAGAGGTCCTGCCTTTGCAGTTTCTAGATGTACCCTACGTAGACCATCACACTTAAACATCTCATTCTTGATACTCAGATCATCCTTTTTAATTTCATCCATCTGGGTATCATAGGGTTGTAAGTCTAGACCCTCCCATGAATCACGTATGACTTGTACAAGTTCATGCATAACTAAAAAAGAATTCTTTGATTAACTTTTCAGATCTTTCCTTACCAAATGATCCACCTAGGTATCCAGATATAGGATCTAGTCGTATCATGTATGAATCAAAATCTTTATATAAATCTGTATCTTCACCAGTAGGTTTTGCTTCCTCTATCATATCTCTATAGAGGGTAAGGTATTTGATAAACATCGGTAGATGATCATTTACCTCTGACATAGTACAGTATCTAACGTATATGTTTTCGGAGAAGTGATTACCTGGTTCGAAGAACCTGTATGTACCATCTGCTTTGGGTAACTCAGGATGTGAAAACAGGAAATTTTCTACAGGATGTTGGAAGTCAAATACTATTATAACTTTCTTCTCAAAGAATCCCATAAGATCCATACCAAAACAAGGAAGGTTATGTCCTGTCTTAGGATAGATTACATTGTTGTGGATGTTTAATTTATCATTCCAAATGTCTACGTGTCTAGACTTGATAAGATACTGACCAGAGTATAGGTCTGCAGTTAAATTAATACCTTTGTCATTAGTCCAATTGGTATGCTGCTTCTCAAATTTTAAGTCTGGAAAGATCTCAAAGACTGCTTTC